AGAAGTTTTGCCTTGCTATCACGTACTTCCACAAGATGTTTAGAAAGCTGATCCGGGTCAAGGCGCAATACAGGTTCTGTAAACATCCTGATGGTCAGGTCAACCAGCTTGAGTTCGGACATCTTGAACATGGGCATCAACGTCCTGAACAAGTCATAGGTCAGGTTCACATCATTGACGCAGTACGCCCCATACTGAGCAAGCTGTTGCGCTGTGAAGTCCTCACGCCGTAAGTTGATTGCCCATCTGGTGTCGTCGCCCTTTTGCCCCAACTTGTAATGTTGAGTCAGCTTGTCCAAGCTGTTGCCCACCTCGATGCCATGAATAGCACGTCCCATGCTCAGGGTGTCTGCAATCCCCTTGGGGCGAATGTCGAAGTGCCAGTTCAAGATGGCCATATCAAATATGGCGTTGTGTGCCACCGCAAGGGCGTTGTTCCAGTCAAAGGTTTTGAGGAACGCCTTGATCTGGTTGTGTGTGCCTGAACACCAACGTGTTGCCCCGTCATTGACTTTGACCGCCACACCGATGGCGTGGAAGCGTGGGTCACGTACGTACTCCTCAGTCGTTTGCTTCTTGAAGCCCAAGTCAGTGTTGGTGTAGTACGTTTCAAAGTCCAGTGTGATTACATCCATCAGAAGTTCAACCCAAAGAAAGCGGCAACGTGGGCTTCAAAGTCTGACTTCTTGAACGCCCCCACCTGTCCCGTGTCAATAAAAATGTAGAACGTGTCCTCATCAGAATCCAGCAGGACGTATCTCCCCACCTTTATCCCGTTTTCGATATGCACATCAGAGGGCGCTATGCCGTGCCCACGGAATTGGCCGTCATCAAAAACTTCACCCATGATTTGTGGGGTTTTATTCATTTGCTTGCTTCCTTCAAATCAAAAATCGCACGGTACTGTTCCAGATGTTCAGGGTACGTGTTCACTATCCACATGTAAAAACCCCGCATGTCATTGAGTTCCATGAAAAGCGAATCAAGACGATTGGCATGGTCGCTCAAAGTCATGTTGATGTTTTGTACTGCGTTGTTTATTTGGCTGTTGAGGTCAATGCTTGGGGTATACCCTCTTGCCGCAGTTGAGCTGTAATAGTGGTGGTTTGCCCGTTCGATTGTGTTCATGCTTCCCCCCATTCTTTCAACATGTTGGTCAATGTAGAGTTAGCCCCACCACTTGCAACGGTAAGGTCTCTGATTGCCTTGTATTCACTGAACGCTTCTTGGTGCGTCTCAGATACCCACTTCATAAACTCATTGGTCTCATGTAGTTGCAGTTTCAATCTGTCGATGTGCAGTGCATGGTCATTCAACATTTGTAGGCACATGCTGAACAGTTCTGATGTTGTCTCACCCTGTGATCGTACGTTGCTGATGAGGTCACTTGCTACCCCCTGATTGGGTTTCATGGCTGACCGTGCGGTGTACGCCTCGTACGGGGATTTCATTGTGCTCATTTGCTTGCCTCCTCAAGTTGTTTGACGCACACATACTGTTTGTATATGTCTGGGTACGTGGCGATCAGCCACTTCTTCATGTCCAGCAGTTCGTCTTTGATTTCCACCAACAACTTTTTATTTTCTTCTAACAAACTGTGTGTTAGGGTGCTAGTTTGTTGCTGTGCCTGTATTCCCCCCGTTAACATCTGCCCACTTGTGTTGCCGGATGTGGTAACCCACATGCCTTGCCCCAGTTGTGTTGCTTGTGATGATGGTAGGTTCTGAATACTTCCTTGGCTGGCTTGGCTACCAAATATGCCCCCAAGTCCGATGCTATTCATAAGAGACATGGCTACCCTCCGCTTTCGCTTGCGCTTGGGCAAACCCAAGTGGCGAACGTTCTCTGCTGGCTTCTTCCAAATCTTGGATAGCTTTGTACTCAGCCTTGATGTTGGGATACGTTGCCTCAATCCATGCGGTGTAATCCGTCAGGGCTTCAACTTGTATCTGCAAGTCATAGCGCATGTCCTGCAACTGCCTCATGGCTTTACGTACATCTGGGTCTGCAAAGTGGTTTGCTTTCCATTCACCTTCATTCATGTTTCTCTCCTAGTTTTTGTAAGTCCATCAACGCCTTGTACTGCGCCACTGTCTCTGGGTACACCTCAATCAGCCATGTGTAAAACCCATTTGTGGTGTTAACTTTCCTGCGTAGGTCGTGCATCTGGCTGTCAAACTTAGCCATGAGCGATTCCATATCGTTTCTATGTCGGTCTTCCGCTTTGTCCAAGAGCATCCTGACTTCTTTGACGACGTGGTTTTCAAAACCCTCACGATGCCATGAGCCAATCCCTCTGTCTGTTGATATCGCCATATCTCTCCCCTCTCCTGTTGGTTGTACACGGGGGTCTGTCCACCCCCATGTGTAGTTCTTGCTCACCTCAGTTGCCAAAAATGTTTTTCAGCTCGTTGTACAGCTCACGTGCTTGCAACACACTGATGCCTTCCAGTGCAGTCTTCGCATCCCACGTTGACTTGATGATTGGCGCAGGTTCTGGTGTGGGCGCAGGCGCAGGTGCAGGTGCTTGCGTAACAACTGGCGCAGGTTCGTTGGGTTCAACCTCAGCTTGTCTCTCAGCGGCTTTGGCGGCTTTGGCGGCACGGGCTTTCTCTGCACGGGCACGGGCAAGTTTCAACTGACGTTCTTCCTCTGCCACCAGCGCCTTGCGTGTCGAGTCATCCACTGGGTAGTAGCAATACGATGCACGGTTGTTGACGGTGGCTGGCTTGCGTGTCGCGTAGTGCTGTTGTGCAAGCTGAGTTATGGTGGACGTGAGCGAGCCCTTTGAAACTTCGGGGTATCTTTCTGCTGTCAAGTCACAGAGTTCTACACCGTTCACACCGGGGTTGGCGTTGAGGATGAGCATCAACTTGTCACGGATAGTCATGCGTTGTTCAGAGTTATTTGTGGTTGTGTTCACTGTTGTTTCCTTTGCGTTGGTTTCGGTTGTGGACGTGTTGTCCCATTGAGTCATAACTTTTTTCAGTTCATCTGCGATTGTTCCCATGTTGGTCTCCTAGATACTGTCTAAAACTTCCTGCACGGTGTGCAGGTTCTCCTCATTGACTACAAGAGCAATGCCCCCGCTGTCTCTGATCTGTTGTAGGTTCTTCTCCTGCAATGCGGTGGTCTTACCCTTGCCAGCCTTGCACTCGATACCTATGAATCTGCCCCTGTAACACACCACAATGTCTGGTATGCCGCTAGAGCCAAAGCCTCCCGCTACGGGGTAGAAACAATACGCACCGTACTGCTTCAACACCTTCACAACTGCGGCTTTAACTTTCCTCTCTGGTGTCAGCATCGCCGCCCTCCAATGCCATCAACAACTCGATGTAGTGTTTGGCTTTCTCAAGGTCGGCCATGCCGTTCTTGCCTCTCCATCTGCAAACATATTTGATGATGTTGCCTTCAAGGTATCCAATGTTGTTCGCATGGATAAACTGCACTGGCTGAATCTTCATGGCCTTGTAGTAGTTGCCCCCTACCTGCTTGTCCAGTGCGCTGGTGCTGGTGTTCTTTGTGTTCAAAATGTTGCCTCCTCAAAATTAACTAACAAAAACTTACGTGCTGTCTGCTCATGCTTCTTGTGCAGGTGCGCCAGTATCTTTGGGTCTACTCTTTCAAACGGGTTCCATTCGTTTCTTGCAAGTAGTTGCTCAATGACGGGACGGCTTTTAGCTTGCTTTCTTTTAACAACTTTCGTAGCCACTTCTGTGCACCCAACTTCTTCCATTCTTCAAACTCCCATTGTGTTAATCGAACGCCTATGATTTTGCAGTTGTCAGTCAACTCACTTTTTGGTCTTGGCATTGATGCTGTTCTCCTGCTGACTTGGTTATAAAAATCATCTGGCATTGAGTACAGCGCCACATCTTCCCTTCAACAACTACGGTTTCTTTTTCTCGGTGTTGCCCACGCACCCTGCCAAAAAATGTTCTGATTACTTCAAGCATTTTGTTGTTCCTCCCATCGTTTGCATATTTCTTTTACGGTCTTGCTTTTTCTCTTGCCCTTGCACACGTTGCTCACCGACTTCTGTTTGGCCTTGGCTTGCAACTGCGCTGGGGTCAAGGGCTTTGCTGGTTCTGCTGTGGCCAGCAAGTTACTCCCTGCCCACCCAATTACTGCGCTCAAAAGAATTGCTCTGCTAATCACGGCCATCTCCATCGGAATGTTCATACAGTCGTCTCTCTAAACGCTCAATACGTTGTTGGTTGTACTGAACGATTGACCTTGAGTATTCAAGGTCTGTCTCTGCTTGCATCTTCCTCAAATACGCTTCACGCAATTCTTGCTCGATGATTTCGCTGATCGGCCTTGGCTTGACCAGCGCCTTGATGTACTCAATCGTTATATTTTTCCAGCTCATGTGTTCCTTTCAATCACTCGGTTTTTGTAGATGTTGTATCGCCACGCTGTTGCCTCTGCATCAATGCGTGTCCATATCTTTTGCTTTTCTTCTTCTGTCATGCCGTTCCACTGCGCCACCTCAATGTATGTCCGACCACATCCCTTGCATACCTCGTCATACAAGGTTGTGCAGACTGCTATGCAGGGGCTGTCAGTCACTTCAATCCCTTATGCCGTGGGCGGCTTCAATGGCTCTGGCAAAAGGCTGTACGCAATCGTAAAAGTCACCTGTCTCTACTTTGCGCCATGCGTCTTCAATCTGCTCATCCGTCAACGGCTTGCGTTGTGGTGGGGTCTCGTAGACTTGTCCGCAGTTATGGCATTGCACGACTTGGTTATGTGGGTTCCATTTGACTGCACTTGCATCTGCGTAACCGCAACAAGGCAACGCCACAGGCTCTTGCTCAATCTCTTGCCCAAGCCTCTGGACTTCACGCATGGCGTTTTCTCTCAAGGCTTCAATCAATGCGGCACACACAATGTATTCAGGCGAATTAGGCGAATGGATTTCCACGCCCTCAAGCGCCAGCTTCAATACATCTTTGATGTCTTGTGTCATGCTTGTTCTCCTCTGGCTCTAATGGCGGCGGCAACGTGCTTCAATGGCGGGTCATCAACATCTTTTGCAATGCACCGTAATTCAATGTCATCACACAACTTTGCACAGGCTTCTCTTTCCTTGGCGGCTACAAGGTTGGCAAAGGCTGTTATTCGCTTATGCCAATCAAGAGAACAGCAATCAATTTCAAAGCCAGCCTGTCTTGCCATCTCAATGATGTCTTGTGTCATAGCTTCTCCTTCAATTTGTCCCAGTGATCGCCGTATATTTCGCCAGCTTGCACCCATGTAAACAACTGTTGCCACATGGACACCTTGTTGCCAAGGTCATAGTGCGTTTCAGCTATATCCAAATGGTTGCCTTTCATGCGTTCAACGTAGCTGTCTCTTGTGTCGTTGTTGTACGGAACACTCATGCTTGCTTCTCCTTGATTCCGGCTTCCAACTTAATCAACTCACGCAGTTCTGCGATGCGCTTCATGTACTTGATGGCTTGTTTGTTACCCTGCAACTCAGCCCCTACGATTGCGTTGGCTTGGATAAAGTGCAAGTCCATCAAGAATTTACTCAGGTCGTGCAAGTCGTTTGCGGTCATGTGCCCCCCTTTACTTTTTTATCAACTACTCTACGCAGTTGCTCTTGCATCCCATCAATGAACCCACGCTCGTACTCTTTGCGTAGCAGTTCTTCAGGGTTCCACGGCAGTTCTACTCCCGCATGTTTGTACGCTTCGTTGCGCCACATGGACGCACTGAGTTTGTATCGTTCGCAGTCAGGACAAGTCATTCTTTACCCCCATACATACTCCACTCCTCAGCCTTCTTCACCATAAACAAACCCTCTGCTCGGGTCATCTTGGACGAACGCACAAACAGTTCCCCTTCAAAGTCGTACCCAATAACCATCACATCGGTCAACTCCATTTGCAGTGCGGACTGCAATGCTTGTTCAGCCGTGTAGTTTGTGGATGCTGGTAGGGCGATTACTTTTTCGTTGTTCATTTCAACCCCCTGATGTACGTTGCAAAACTCTGCACAGTGTCCTGACCAAAGCCCTTCATCTTCTCAATGTGTTGCGCCACTTCTTCAATGACTTGGCTTCGGTATGGGTTCAGAGATACGCTGGCTTTCACAGCCTCCTTGCGTTGTTGTGCTTGCCGTTCAATCTCGTTGAACGCTTCGTCTTCGGGGTCATCAATCATGTTCGCTCCCTTGTGATTTTTGGTTTCCTGCGTAAGACATACAGCCAATACTTGAATGACTTATGCCCTGCCCTCCATGCGCCAATGTTTAAACGGATGGCATACAAGAAGATGCCCCATTTGTAGGCCCACGCCAGTTCTTTCTGCATCGCATCCCAATCAGCAAAATTACCGTTGTTGTATGTGATTCGGTACTTAAATTCAGTCATTTCTTGCCTCCGTTTTGCATCCAGTCGAGGGCGTACAAGAACACTGCTATGGCTATGCCGCCAAGACCAAGACCAATGAACAATGTGGCAATCAAAGCAAATACATCTAACATTTTTCCTCCCAGTTTTCATGCACGTAATAAAGGCTATCGGATACACGAAATCCGATGCTTTTAACGTAGCTTCCTTCCTCTGCAATCTGCAACATAGCCATCGCTTCAATGACATGTTTCGGTACATCCTCTTGCGGAATGTTTTGCCTTAGTCTACCGCTAGAACTTGGCAATGTAAAGTCTACGATGCTAAATGTTCCATCAGGGTTTACCTCAACCCGCAGTGCGGCGTTCTCCATCATTGCGATTGCATCGGGGGACATGCGTGAGGCAATACCAATTACATCCAAAGAAGTATCTATCGTATCGCCCATCACGTAAACCCAAAGGGCTTTCGTATCAATCATACGAACACCCAATACATGCTGTCGCTGACTTTGAGCCCAACGTCCACAATGGCTGACCCGTTGCTACCAATCTGCAACACGGCAATCTTGTCTCTGATGTGCTCAGGAACATCTTGTAGGTTGAACACAATGCAGGATTCCTCATCATCAATCCGATACAGCACACGGTCAGGCTTTGCCCACACGAAACACTTGCGGGGCTTGTAGTTAATCATGCGCTTAATCTCATCACCCTCATCCTGTAACAGCTTCACAGCACGTTTGAATGACTCGGTTGCAGGTGTGTACCCTGTTGCAATCATGTTGCGTAGTTCCTCTGAGATGATTGACTTGCCAATGTTCGTGGCGTTGTACAGCTTCTCATCAGAGGGGGCTCTCAGCTTGTGTACGGCACGTTCTAAGTCACTGCCAGTGTGGTCTATCAGCTCATCAAATGACGTGGGCTTGATGTACTGCAAGGCGTTCTTCACCGCATTGGCAAAGTTCTTGGTGGACTTGATACGGTATCCGTCACTGTGTGCGGCGTACTTCTCATTCTTGATACGGTCTGACGTTACGGTGAACAAGATGTTGCGGTCTTTGTCCATGTCTATACCAATGAACCCACACACCAACTCAGGCGCATCCTTGAAGCCAATACCTACATCAGCAAACACGGTGTACTCCAACCCGTTGTATCTTGCTGGACGCTTGTCCACACGCAACACAATGTCAGGGCGTTTGAATTTCAGCTCAGTGAAAAACTTCACCAAGTTGAGAGCAACTGGCACGTCACCAATCCAATGCCGGTGGTCGTTGTCTTTTGCAGTCGTGTAAACATCTTGGTATCTGTCGTAGCTATACAGGCCCAGATATTCTTCTCGTTTCATCATGCTCATACCCTCCAGAAAAATACATCCAACACAACAACAGCCAGTGCAACAACGCACACCACTGTCAACCAAACAGCTTCGTTATTCATTACCTCTCCCGTTGTCAAAGAACGGTTCGCCCAACGGCACATCAACCAGACGGTACGGCTTGGTGATACGGTTCAACCTCTCGCCACGTAGCCTGTCTCTAATGTCCTCTACGGTTGGGACGTACACATTTTTTTCCATTTCGAGTGCGTCCCTGTCGTACTTGAAACGTACACGGGTGTTCATCTTTATGAAAGCGTTAATCGCATCAGCCCAACGCCCACCTATTTCTTCGCCCTTACTACGTGACAACCAGTTGCTGAGCAAAAGGTCTTCGTACTGACGCCTGCCAGCCCATGTCACTGAAGCAAGGTTTTCAACATCAATATCCGCAGTCATCAACCCCCACATAGTCTCTGCGTACTCAAAGAACGCTTTGGCCTCACCACGCACCACCTTGGACGCTTCTTTGTCAATCAGAATCTTCTGCTCAGGGTAGGGTGTAGTTAGGTGGAAATACTGTTTGCCTTCCTTTTCGTACGGTACGAAAGTCATGGTCACACCCATAGGGCTGTGCATGTACACGGGCTTACCCTCTGGCGTATCCAACTTGAAGTAAGGCTTCGCACCGTACTTCACAAACGTAATGCCATCAGGTAACAACGTCGCCAACATCTCCCACGTGGTGTAGCTGTACATGTACATGGGGCTAAACACCAACCGCCCATCAGGATGCCACATCAACACTGGATTAACTTCCTTATCGAAACGGGAAATCGTTTTGTTTGCACCCGCCTGTACAAGTATTGGGTACGACCTGACAAACGCCATGCCATAACTTCCTGTGGCTTCATCGTGATGCCACGCTTCCCATATACGGGCACGTTTTGCCAGTGGGCGAATCTCACAGCCATGTTTTTTACGTGTGCCTTGGACGGGCTTGGTGCTCTCAAACTTGGCTTTGGCTTCTGTTAAGTTGTTGGTGCGTACGCTGTACCCATACCAGCCGCTGTACCGTGTGTGTTTAAACTCTTTTGCGCTTGGCATAAAACCTCCTGTTCAAAGATACCTGTTCCCAAATTAATCAACGTAGATTGCCACGCCCACGGATGGTGTTGGCTTGTACCCACCACACACCGCCCACAGCACGGGATGTTTCCACGTACCCCATGACCCCACGTAGCCGTCAGTCAGCACCACCACGCAGTCAGGCTTGAGCCCCTTGGCCTCGATGTACTCAGGGATACACGACGGGTCAGTGCCGCCACCGCCAGCAGGTTTGGTTGACTTCACAAGTTTGTCCTGTGTGTCACGTCCATACACCTCATGACCTGCCACCTCGGTGTCCCAATACAACAAGTCAACAAGCTCGGGTTGCACGTTCATACAGATTGACTGCACCTCGGACAAGAACTTGTTCAAGTCCTCACCACCGATAGAGCCCGATGTGTCGATGGCAATCACCATGCGTCCCATGCTCTCACTCAAAGTGCTTGGCATGTACATGTCATGTTGAAGCCAGCGGCGGTTGACACGTTGCCACGTGGATATATCTTTACCGTCAGCCAGTGAATTCACGAAGTCACGCAGTTGTTCACGCCAGTCAACCTTGGGTTCAACCAAGTCACCCAACTCACGGGATTGTTTGCCGCCCATCTTGCCAGCCAGCAGTTGACCTTGACGGATGGCTTGGTTGACCTCCTTGACGTGCTGTTCAACTTCTTCCTGTGTCATGCCCGATGTGTCCCAATCATGGGAGTCAAGGCCAGCGCCCTCACCACCGTCACCGTTACCCTCGCCCTGCCCCTCGTCCATCAGGATGCGGAACACCTCTTGGGAGTCCATGTCACGGAAGCGTTCATCAAGCAGACCCACCTTGGGCAGTACAACAAACCCGTTGGATGATTTCTCAATGTCGTGGATTAGTAAGTTGATTACGTAGTCACACGCCATGTTTGCACACCGTGCGTTCTCCTCATACAGATGCCGCCACAGGAATGTATGTTGGAAAGTCTTGTGCAGGTTCTCATGCAGGATGACACCACGCAACTCAGCCTCGGGCAACTTCTCGGTGAACTCTTTGCCATACAGACAGTCGATGCCGTTGGTACATGCGGTGGGGATGTTGTCCACCACCTTGTACTTGCCGACCATGATGATGCCAGCGTATTCCATCGTGGCCTTGTGAGCCATCAACTCTACGTGTGCACGTTCAATCCGCTTGATTGCGGGTAATGATTGTGTTGTTGTTACAAACATGTTATTCCTTTCGTACGGTACGAATGTTGATTACTTCTTGGCAAACAAATAGTTGTTGTCAGCCGCCCACTTGGCAAACTTGGGATTGGTTGCCGCCACAGTACGTTTGGGGCACAGCTCGCTCATCACACTACGTGCAAACAAGCCTTGGGATTCCTTGCTCATACGTGGGAGAAACTCCATCCATGAATCAATGGATGCCTTCTCAATACGTTGCACAGCCTTGGCCACCAACATACATGCCGCCGCCGCACTGGTAGGCACAGTCGCAGTCGCAGGGGATTTAATCAGGTCATCCCAATTAGTCAACTGTGTGTCCATCTTCACCATCGTCAACATGTTGTGCATGGCCTTCTCACCCACCGTACCCTTCAACGCATGGCACAGCACATCGTCACCCAACACCATCGTGCGAGAAATGATGTGACCAGCTTTCTCCAATGAACGTGGTGTCACGAACGACATACGTACATCACGTGGGTCATACACATACGTGTTCTGCTCGGGGCGTTCATAGTCCTCAAACGATGCCAGCATCTCAGGGAACTCTTGCACAGTGGCGATGACGATGGGGTTCACACCGTTGTTGATGGCATACCCTATCCACTCATCAGCCGTAGGCTTGGCTACACGTACCTGAGTCACACGGTTTCGAGCATGTGGTGGCACGTTGTCACCGATACCCTCTACGCTCAAGTTAGTTGTGGCAAACACCACAGAGTCAGGGTGCAGGGTATACGTACCCAGTGCACGTTCCTGCATCAGCCGCAAACATGCGTTCATCACACCGCCCTTGGCCTTGCCCAACTCATCCAGCATCATCATGATGGGTGTGTCCACCAAGTGCATACCGAACTCCTCGTTTGGAATGAACGAGCACACCTCAACACCATCCACCGTGCGAATCTTGGGGACAACGAAGTCACCAACATCCTTGGTTGTGATGTCCACGTAACAGAACATGTGGTTCTTGAACTTGGGATTGTTTCGCAACATCTTGAGCATGGACGACTTGCCAATACCCATTTCACCCTGAGCCAAGATTGTTTGAACGTCACCCACTGCACCAATCAGGTCAGCAGTTTGTTGCAGAGACAGAGATTTATACATAGCCATGATTACTTCCTTTCAAACGGGGTACGGGTTGTACCCCAACACTTACACAAAAACAACTTTCGTACGGTACGAAAATCACAGAGAAAACTTCTCCAACATAGAGTCCACCTTGCGCTTGGTCTGCTCACGCAACATGTCACTCTCTCGCAACGATGCCGCATCCACGCCACGCATCGTGTCCTCCAACTGCATACGCAGTGCCTCCAACCGTGTGTCACCAGTGATGTTGAAGTGACGCAGTAACCCGCACACCTCGATGGCGTTCTCAACAAGCGAGTCACGGAAAATCTTGCGCTTGCCACCATCGTCATCAGCCAGTCGTTCACTCATACGTGACAACACATCATGCAACCTGTCCCACGCATCACGCATCGCATCGTTGAGCCGTGTGGTCAACACACCCTCGTAGTGGTCTTGCATCTCACGCAGTCCCTCCTCACCAATGTCAATACGGAAGTCACCCGCCATCGGCAGTGGCGTGAACGCATACCTGAAACCAAACTTGTCCACAATCTGCTCACGCAGTGGGTAGTCCTCACGGTTGAACAAGTCACCCAGTTGGAACGCCGCCGCCGCAACCAGCGTGTCGTACTCATTCAGAAACATGTTGACAGCAGTGGCAAACTGAGTCTCGTACTCCGCCAGCCGTGACTTGTAGTCCATGAATGACGCCATGTTCAGCACACGGTCGCCGTTGTCACCCCAAGGCTGAGTCACCGTGTAGTGCCATGTACGCACAGCGTTGGCAACCTTGGTGATTTCCTCCAGCTTGCCTGAGCCAGCCAGCAGGTTCTTGTGGTAGTTACCTGCACGGGTCTTGGTTGACTTGGCTTGGTCAACCTCCTCACTCACCCGCTTGTCCAGCTTGCGGCCAGTCCATACGGACAGTGACAGATTCACAATCAGGGCTGAGCCTGATAACTTACTTACGTTTACTTGTTCCATGTTGTTCCCTTTCGTACGGTACGAAACCGTTGTTGATTAACTTACACACATTACTAACTAACAAGCCCATAGTATAACAGCTTTACACATACTTGTCAAGTTGTTTGAGCACCCGCATAGAGTCAATCCTTGATAAGAACCAACGGAACAGCGGGACAGAGCAATCCTGACAAAGTAATCGGGGGTTGTCTCCATTCATTTCGCTTCCTTCCTCTGCTCGTACCTGAACCCGTTGTCATCCTCCACCACACGCCCCTCGCCACGGTGCACACCCAACAAGTACTCCACGTATCTGTCAGCACGTGCGGTCATGTGGTGCAACCTGCCCTGCAACACACTGTTGCGCCATAACAGCACAGCTACGGCCAGCATCAAACAGTATTCCAATTCAGTAAACGTCATATCAATCTCCTCTCAAGTTCTTTTGGTTTGTTTGTTTCAGCGTGGTACTTACTGCCGCTGGCGTGATGAACATGTACCCACCCTTCTGATACTCCTGCACCACAGTCCAGCTTTTCCTTTCCATCCTCGCGTTTTCTTCCCCACAAAATAAACATATGCGATACCCCAAGCGCCACCGGGGCAGCGGCACGTCATCACCACACACCACACAATCTTTATGTTCATTCTTCATGCTCACTCCTCCTTATTCGCACGTTCAATCAACCCAACACCGCCACACGTGGCAACCAACCGCATGTCATCCGTGCCTAACGGTATGGTCTTCACACCCGTGGGTCTGCACTGGGTACGGTGTCGGCTGGTGGTCTGGCTGTACTGGTTGCAGTTCTCGTACCACGTGTCAGCAGTCTCGTCATATACATACAGCGGCCACGTGTATCGGTAGCTGTACACGACATACAACTTCTGGTCGTATGCGTTGCGCCCCCACTCAGCCCACACATTACTGCCCCTGAATGCGGCCTTGATATCCACCATGTTCCGTGCCTTGCCGTTTGCAATCATCTTGTTACTCATGTAGTTCCCCTGTTTCATTGCTATGTATCTGAGATGGGACGTGTCGTAGTCCTTCTTGCCCATCATTTCCACCCATCCACATCTTTCGTACGGTACGAAAGTGCTTTCTCTTTCTTGGCGTTGTACTTCACTGGCGAACCAGTAGTTTGTGTAGCCATACCAATCCACAACATGTTGTCACGTGTGTACCTTTGATTTTCTTTTCGCTCGTTCAGTTGCTTGCGTTCCAGTTTGTTCATTTGATTACCTTTCAATTCCGTTTCCATAAATAAACTTGTCCACGTGGGCGTTCAGTTCCTCAGCGGTGAACCATGCCCGCATGTTCTCCGTGCCAGCATCAGCCACGGCTTGCACTGCGTTGTGCAGTCGGGTCACTTCCTCATGCACCTCAGTCGTCACGGTTGGATACAGCTCAGCCATCACATCCCAGAATTCACCCGAGAACATGTACTCACCTGCACCCAACTCCAGCATCTTGCTGACAATCTCATCCGTATCAATCTCAATCAGCACCTTCACAGCACAGCCCCATCGTGCCCAACATCAGCTCGCATCACAGTCACATCCCATGACCTGCGTCCGATACCCCACAGCAGTGCGGCCTTGCGTTGTGCGTCATAACTTGTTGCCGCTTGCACAGTCATGCGCTTCATCTTCCAAAAACATTCAAAGCTATACATACTCATTCCCTCCAATCATTCTCATAGTCAAAGTTGATAAACACCACCAAACATGCACCGATACAACGTATGGCCATGAAGTCACCATACTTCTCAGTGATGGTGCGTACACCTTTCAGGCCAGCCCATTTCTTGGCCTTGTGCACGATGCTCAGGTCAGTGGCAGAGTCAGGCACGATGGCCTCACCACGTTTGACCCATGAATAGTTGGCTTCCCCTGCGAACGTGTCCGTCATTTCAAATTTGAGTTTCATGGTCAGCCCTCCAAACATTCAAAGTATTGGTCGATGGTGCAGGTGTCCTCAAAGTCGTTGGTATCCGTTTGCAACTGGCTTGCGGCATGGTCTTGAAACCACAACGATTCACCTGTCCCAATATCCACCACCTCATACGCCCAGCCATTGCCGTAGCTCTTGATGGTGTACTTGCCATCCGCTGTGTCGAATTCGTTTGTCAACATGTTGTAACCCCTTATGAATGTGTGTATCCGTCCAGCTCAATACCGAGCCACATCCCACACCACGGCACCATGATGCAGTCGAACCCCTGCACGACTGTGCGCCTGAATTGCAGGTAACTCATACCTTGGTTGTCCCGTTCCCACTTGCGCTTGAGCGCACCACGTTGTTGCTTGGTCAGTTTCATGATGTATCCCTTTTCATTTGACCTTGTTTCTCAGGCTTTCGTACCGTACGAAAGTTGCCGAGTCATTCAAAACAGATTTATTCCGAATGAGCCTTAATTATAGGGGATTTACATGTTCTTGTCAAGTTGTAGCTGTGTGGTGTTGGCTGGTGTTTTATTCCGTTTCTGATGTAGCTTGAGCTGGCTGTCCGTGGTGTACTTGTACTGACGCTTCTTCACCGCATACAGTTTGCCCTTGAGGTGAGCGCATAGGTTGGATGGTGTGAGGTCGTGTGCTCGGGCACATGCGTGGATGGACTCAAACACTTCGCCAGTCTGTATGCACTTCACAGGTCGCTTGGTGGTGCTGGTGGTTCGTGTGGTGGGTTTGTTGTTGGGGTCGCTGTTTGGTTTGGAGTTCCGCAGTCGGTGGTAGTGCAGTCCCTTGGCGTTCTTGATGCCAGCCTCGGTGAGTAGTTTGCCACGTGCGTAGTCAGAGAGATATGGAAGTGTTGATGGGGTTTGTTTGGTCATGGTTGGGTTTCTCCTTTTGGTTGGTTGGGTGTGTTGAGAGTTTAGGAAGTTATATTGTCTATTTTGTTCAGCAATATTCCTGCCATAAGTATAATAGAAAGATGAGGATTGGTGCGGGTTGCGAGGTGATTTTTCTTGTAATATTCCTTTATTCTCGAAAAATGGGGATGTGAGAGAGAAAAACGGACGAGCGAGAACGAGACCAAGAAAAAATAAAAAAGAACATGCGCCCTGTGGATAAGTACAAAAAGAAAAAATAAAATGGGGGTGTATATATATATTTTATAGAATAATAGAATAATACATACCTTTTCCCTTGGAAAGTCCCATGCCTATTGGGGTTTGTTTTATTCTTGTGGCAAGAATATTGCTGGACAAAATAGACAATATAACAGGTTGACAATCAAAAAGGCTTTCGTACGGTACGAAAGTGCTACTTCCCACGCATAGTGCGGCCAACGTAGAGGGAACAGGTTTCGGGGGTTTGACTTTCGTACAGTACGAAAGTGCAGGACGTAATAACGTATAGCATCTGTAACGCAACGTGGTGTAACGGCGTGCAGGGCAGTGCGGCCAACGTAGAGGGAACAGGTATCTTAGAAATAACTTGTTGTGGTGTGATTAGATTAGGCACAAGCTCATTCCGTGGCATGTAGTTGATGCGGGAAATTTTGGGCGAAAAAAAAGCCCTGCTTTCGCAGGGCTTAGGGTTTTTACTTACTCAGCGGTTTTGGTTTTGATGCCGTTCATTTCCAAGTAGGATTCGATGCACGTTATCAAATCGCCTTCGTCATTGTCATAAGATGCTTGCAAATCAGCGATGAATTCAGCGAATTCAGCATCCCGATAGCACGTGGCCAATTTATCGGCCAATTCTTTTTTGGCTTTGGCTTTGCCGCCGGTGCCCTTGTTCTTTGCCCGTTGACTATTCCAATCAATCACTTCCTTGCCCGATGCAACGTGGGCTTTGAACGTGGGCAAATAAGTCTTTTGTGCCGTGCTTGGTGAAATACCTTTTGACGTGCACCCGTCAACAAATGCCGTGGCAACCAAACAACCCGTGCCGTCTTTCCGGTACGTGCCAATTACTACTTTGTTTTTATGCAAAGCCTGAATTGACTTATTCGCCTCGGCTTTGATTTGTGCCGCCTTGTTTTCCAAGGCATTCATTTCGCCGATGGATGCACCTATTGAACGTGCCAAAGAGGCATTGTCCAAAGTAGTTGTTTCAGTGGTTGCAACGATAGAGAGTTTTGCTTTAGCCATGATGAATTCCTTTCGTTTGGCTTATTGCCTCAGAGCCAATCCCTGAGCCAATGCCTATACTGTATCACAAATTACAGGGCTTTGCACGGGATAGCTAAGACGTTACATTTTCGTACCGTACGAAAGTTTCCACAGAGAGCGGCCCCAGCGACCCCCACCCCCCAGATATAGGATTAGGTACCATCGGCAGGTACTACTACTCGAAAATGCTCATTACGCCACCAAGTTTTGGAATCTCAGTAAGTTTCGTGTCAGCTTATTTCAGGTAGGGTCAGGTTGAGCCACCTTAACGCCACACAGTTAGGCGCTAACGAATGTAGTTTCAACACACCACAAGATGTTGTAGCCCCCCTCCCCCCTTTTAAGTTTACAGCCGGGCGCTTTAAGTATTCAATCCCAGAACACCCCCCGGCTAGGAGTCCCTACCTCCTTTGTTGCACGGTATATATTTTTCGTGTACATTTCGACCCATTCCCGTTTCCTCGGTGCTTATGATCCTTGTCACGCCTGAACTAGATGTGCCCCTGCCTTTCCGCATGACGGATGAGGAGATGTTGTCACTTCATGAAAAGGCGCAGCGAGCGTTCAATACAGTTGAGTTCTTGCAAGCCAATGGACTTGACGATGCACAAACGGCAGTCACCGAGACTGACCGTAAAGATGCGAGAGCGGTTTTTATGGACAGCCCTGTCCATACACACAAAGCGATTGACACCCCAGCGAAAGCGCTGATGTTGAAAGCCCTGCTGAATGAGTATGATTTCGACATCATCCGTAATGCGCAGCAACTGCGCGGATATATCAAGCTGAAACTGTTGGAGAAGTCGGCGTGCGGGGATGACAAGATCGAACTCAAGGCGCTGGACATGCTGGGCAAGTTGTCTGATGTGGGTGCCTTTGTAGAACGTGTTGAGGTGAACGTGACACACCGCACCACAGAAGAACTTGAAAATGAGCTTGCTACAAAACTTGCTCAGTACATGGGTGACATCATTGATGTGGAGTCCCGTGACATGCCAAGAGAGTATGACCCGTTGCCAGAAGCTCCCGCGCTTGAGGTGATCGACTTGGATGCCGAACTGGGCTTGAGTCCTGCTGAGGTGGAAGAGGCGGATGAGTAACCCCCGCGATGCGTTCAAGAACCCCCAAGTCATTGAGAAGATTCAAGCAATGACGCAGGCGCAGTTGTCTGCGCTGATACATAGGTTCCCAAAAGACGAGCAAGGGGCGATCACTGAGATTCTTGAGGAGCTGCGCACCCGCAAGGTCAGGGCCAAAGCGTCTGAGGACTTCATGGAGTTCGTGCATGAAGTGTGGCCTCACTTCATTGGGGGTCGGCACCACTCAAGGATGGCACAGGCGTTTGAGGAAGTGGCCAATGGGACGTGCAAACGGCTCATTATTAATATGCCGCCCCGCCATACGAAGTCAGAATTTGCCTCGTACCTGCTCCCAGCTTGGTTTTTGGGGAAATTTCCACAGAAAAAGGTGATTCAGACCAGCCACACGGCTGAATTGGCCACAGGATTTGGTAGAAAAGTACGAAATTTGGTGGATTCTGAGGCGTACAAGCGGATTTTTCCCCAGATTGAGCTGCAAACTGACTCAAAAGCGGCTGGCCGGTGGAACACAAACTTCGGTGGCGACTATTTCGCTATCGGTGTGGGCGGTGCGGTGACGGGTAAGGGCGCGGATGTGCTGATTATTGATGATCCGCACTCAGAACAGGAAGCGGCCATCGGTGCATACAACCCAGATGTGTATGACAAGGTGTATGAGTGGTACACGTCAGGCCCACGGCAACGGTTGCAGCCGGGCGGGGCGATTGTGATCGTGATGACACGCTGGTCACTGCGGGATTTGACCGCTCAGGTGCTGAAAAGTGCTGCCCAACGGGGTGGAGAAGAGTGGAAAGTCATTGAATTTCCTGCGATTTTGCCCAACGACAGGCCACTTTGGCCAGAATTCTGGTCAGAAAAAGAACTGAAAGCACTGCGGGAAGAACTGCCCACAGGCAAGTGGATGGCTCAGTACCAGCAGCAGCCGACCTCAGATACAAGCGCAATCATCAAGCGGGAGTGGTGGAAATGGTGGGAGCACGACCATCCGCCCCAGTGTGAGTTCACGATACAAGCATGGGATACGGCGCATGAACTGAAGAAAGTGAACGACTACAGTGCGTGCACGACATGGGGTGTCTTTTACAACGACGAAGACAGAAGCCTGCCCAACATCATCCTGCTCAACTCATTCAGGGTGCGGCTGGAGTTCCCAGATTTGAAGAAGCGGGCGTTTGAAGAATGGGAAGAATGGGATCCTGACTCGTTCCTTGTGGAGAAGAAGGCGGCAGGTGCGCCGCTCATCCAAGAGTTCCGGCACATGGGCATCCCAGTCCAAGAGTTCAGTCCCGGCAAGGGGCAGGACAAGATCAGCCGGTTGAATTCGGTTGCAGATTTGTTTGCATCAGGTAAAGTGTGGGCACCACAGACCCGGTGGGCTGAGGAGCTGGTGGATGAGGTTGCCTCGTTCCCATCAGGAGAACATGATGACTTGGTGGACTCAATGACACTGGCATTGATGCGCTTTCGCCAAGGCGGTTATTTACGCTTGCCATCAGATGAGCAAGACGATCCACAATGGTTCAAAGGTTACCGGCGCGAACGGTATTACACAGTTTAAGGAACGAACATGGCAATGGACAAAGCACTCTACCAAGCACCGCAAGGACTCTCTGCGTTGTCAGAACCCGACTTGGAAATTGAGATTGAGAACCCTGATGAGGTGAGGATTGGCGCTGATGGCATGGAGATTGTTCTTCGTCCTGACGCTGAAACTGGTGAAGACTTTGATGCCAACTTGGCTGAGTTCATGGATGACAGCGACTTGCAGTCACTTGGTGAAGACTTGGTTGAGGACTTTGGCAAAGACATCAATGACCGCAAAGACTGGATGCAGACTTACGTTGAGGGTCTGAAGTTGCTGGGTCTCAAATATGAAGACCGCACAGAACCTTGGCAGGGTGCGTGTGGTGTGTTCCACCCGATGCTGACTGAATCGGTTGTCAGGTTCCAGAGTGAAGGTATCACTGAAACGTTCCCAGCAGCAGGGCCGGTGAAGACTGTCATCATTGGCAAAGACACCCCTGAAGTGGAAGAAGCGTCGGTGCGTGTGCGTGACGACATGAACTACCAGTTGACGGAAGTGATGTATGAGTACCGCCCAGAGCATGAAAAGATGCTGTGGAACTTGCCCATCGCGGGCTCAGCCTTTAAGAAGGTGTACTATGACCCGAGCAAAGGCCGTCAGATGGCGGTGTTTATTCCTGCGGAAGACATCGTTGTGCCGTATGGGGCCAGTAACTTGGAGACTGCCGAGCGTGTGACCCACGTGATGCGCAAGACCGAGAACGACGTGTTGAAGTTGCAAGCGGCTGGGTTCTACCGTGACATTGAGTTGGGTGACCCCACATATGAGCTGGACGACATTGAGAAGCAGAAAGCCGAAGAAATGGGCATGTCTGCCATTGAAGATGACCGGTTCCGTATTCTTGAGATGCACGTTGACTTGGACTTGAAAGGCTATGAGGACAAGGACAAGAAGGGTGAAGAGACTGGGATTGCACTGCCGTACGTGGTGACAATCGAGAAGGGCACACGCAAAGTTTTGGCCATCAGGAGAAATTGGTATGAAGGAGATCAACTCCACCTCAAGCGACAACACTTCGTCCACTACCAGTACATCCCCGGTTTTGGCTTCTATGGTTACGGTCTTATCCACCTTATCGGTGGATATGCGAAATCGGCAACGATGCTCATCCGTCAACTCGTGGATGCGGGAACACTCTCAAACCTACCCGGGGGCCTCAAAGCTAGAGGTCTTCGCATTAAGGGTGATGACACACCGATAGCACCCGGTGAGTGGCGGGACGTGGACGTGCCAAGTGGCTCGATCCGCGACAACATTCTGCCCCTGCCGTACAAAGAACCAAGCCAAACTCTGTACACACTGTTTGACCGCATCGTGCAAGAAGGTCGTCAGTTCGCCTCAAGTGGTGACATGAAGGTGAGTGACATGAGTGCGAACGCACCCGTGGGCACAACACTGGCGATTCTGGAGCGCACCCTGAAAGTGATGGGCGCTGTTCAGGCCCGGATGCACTTCACCATGAAGCAGGAGTTCAAGCTGCTCAAGGTCATCATTGCTGACTACACACCAGATGAGTACGACTATGAGCCGGTTGACGGCAGCCGTAAGGCGAAGAAAACGGACTATGACTTGGTGGATGTGATTCCTGTGAGCGATCCCAATGCGTCAACGATGGCGCAGAAGATTGTTCAGTACCAAGCTGTGTTCCAGTTGGCGCAGTCTGCCCCTCAGTACTACGACATGCCCATGCTGCACCGTCAAATGATTGAGGTGTTGGGTGTGAAGAACGCCAACAAACTTGTGCCGATGGAAGAAGACATGGTTCCGGTTGACCCCGTGCAAGAGAACCAGAGTCTCATGACCATGAAGCCGGTCAAGGCGTTCATTGAGCAGAACCACAAAGCGCACATCGCTGTGCACATGTCCGCAATCCAAGACCCGAAGATTCAGCAGTTGATGCAGATGAACCCGCAAGCCCAAGCGATCATGTCTGCCGCGATGTCTCATATCAATGAGCACATGGCGTTTGAGTATCGGTTGCAGGTTGAAAGAGCGATGGGTATATCGTTGCCACCGATGGCAGAACACGGAGAAGACCCAGAGCGTGTTGACCCAGCGATTGCAGATCAGATTGCGATCATGGCCGCGCAAGCCTCACAGATGTTGCTCCAGCAGAACCAGCAGGAGGCCAAGCAGCAGCAAGCTCAACAGCAGATGCAAGACCCTGTTGTCCAGATGCAGATGCAAGAGTTGCAGTTGAAAGGCCAAGAGTTGCAGCTCAAGCAGCAGAAGCAGGCGATGGACGCCGCTGCCAAGGCGGATCAAATCCGTATTGAAGAGTCCCGTATCGCGGCTCAAAAAGAGATCGCTGCAATGCAGGTCGCGGCAAACGCAGCCGCTGCGAAAGACAAACTGAAACAAGCGCAAGAGTCCGAAGGTGCCCGTCTGGGCGTGGACATTGCGAAACACCGGGCACAGATGGCCGTGCAAAACGCGCAACGGGCGGCGCAACGAAATCAGCCTAGCAACAAACCCAAAAAGGAAAATGATTGAACGACTACAAACTGTTGTCCCTGACGGTCAAGGAAATCCAGAAGCTGAAACAAGAGCGTGAAGCTTACGTGGCTGCTGGACGAGTTGACCACATTGAAGAGTACCGAAGAATCTGCGGAGTTATCCAAGGTTTGAACTACGCAGAAAACATCATTGAAGACCTTGTGCAAAAAATGGAGAAATCTGATGACTGAATTTGACGTTGCGGCAGTTGACCTGTCGGGTATCTTGAACACAACTGCGGAGCAAAAAGCCAAGCAGTTGCCTGACCCCAAAACCTTTCACGTCTTGACTGTTGTTCCAGAAGCAATGGAAGAATATGCGGACAGCGACATTGGGATTGTGAAATCCAGTCAGTCCATGCACTATGAAGAAGTGCTGACCCCTGTATTGTTTGTGGTCAAACTTGGCCCCGACGCATACAAGGACGCCACTCGGTTCCCCCACGGGCCGAGTTGCAAGGAAGGTGACTTCGTCATCGTCCGCCCCAATTCAGGCACCCGCCTGAAGATTCATGGCCGTGAGTTCCGCATCATCAACGATGACAGCGTGGAAGCGGTTGTGGAAGACCCCCGTGGCATCACCCGTGCAGCATAAGGAGTAAATCATGCCATTGCCAAAATTTGAAGACGACGGCTACGAGTTCCCCGACGAGAAGGAAGAAAAAGCCAAGGCGAAAGCCGCGAAGAAGGAAGAGGACAAGTTTGAACTTGAAATCGAAGATGACACTCCACCAGAGGATCGTGGCCGCAAACCTGCGCCCCCACCAGAAGACCCTACTGAGGATGAGTTGGCCAGCTACGATGAGAAGGTTCAATCACGGATCAAGAAATTTACACGTGGCTACCATGATGAGCGTCGCGCCAAAGAGCAAGCCCAGCGGGAGCGTGAAGCTGCTGAAGAGTTTGCCCGTCAGGTGTTTGAGGAGAACAAAAGACTCCAACAACAGCTCTCAAATGGTAGTAAAGCGTTCATTGAAACATCCAAGTCCGCCGCTGAGGTGGAGTTGGAGTCGGCTCAGAAGAAGTACAAAGATGCTTACGACGCAGGCAATTCAGACGAGCTGGTAGCAGCTCAGACCGCCATCGCCAAGGCAACCTTGAAACTTGACAGAGCCGAAGGCATGAAGCCCATTGAGGTTGAGGATCGCCAGTTTCAGGCTCCTGCACCTGCGCAATCCAAAGTCAGCCCCCGCACCCAGAAATGGCTGCAAACTAATAGTGATTGGTTTGGAGTTGATGATGAAATGACAATGGCAGCTATGGGCCTTGACAAACGGTTACAACGCGAGTATGGTGCGGAATTTATTGGTACGGAAGATTATTTCCGCACAGTTGACCGTACCATGCGGAAAAGATTCCCTGAGCATTTCAGGAGCAATGAGGATGATGACGATCCACAAAATTCGTCAGAACCGGCAGCAGAGGAAGAACCCCAGCGCCGTGCAACAAGATCAGCTTCGCCAGTGGCCCCCGCCACCCGAAGCACCCCGCCTAACCGCGTGAAGTTGAAGCAGTCACAAGTTTTGCTTGCCCGCAAGCTTGGGATTACTCCAGAACAATACGCAAAACAGGTTGCACTACTTAATCGAGGTGAATGAAAATGGCAGAAGCACAAACACAAAATCGGCTCAGCCGCGAGTTGGAAGCCCGTAAAGCGACGTTTCAACGTCCTGAATCGTGGCGTCCCCCAGAAGCGTTGCCCTCACCGGACGAACGTCCCGGTTGGAAACATCGCTGGGTGCGCTTGAGCACACTGGGAACTTCTGACCCCAGCAACATTTCATCTCGGTTGCGGGAAGGATATGAACCCTGCAAAGCAGATGACTATCCTGAACTCATGATGCACGCTACCACTGAGGGTCGCTTTAAAGGCAACATCGAAGTGGGTGGATTGTTGCTTTGCCGTATCCCTTCTGAGTTTTTGGATCAACGTATGAAATATTACGAAAACCAAAATAAAGCCCAGATGGACTCGGTGGACAATAACTTCCTTCGTGAAAATGACCCCCGGATGCCTCTTTTCTCTGAGAAGAAATCCAAGGTCACTTTCGGTTCTGGTTCTTAAAATTTAGGAGTCTTTCAAATGGCTTATCCAACGGTAAACGCCCCCTACGGGCTGAAGCCGCTCAATCTGTACGGTGGTACACCCTTCGCGGGCGCTACTCGCCAGTACCGGATTGCTTCGGCATACGACACCAGCATTTTTTATGGTGATGTCGTTGAAATGGTTAACTCTGGCACGATCATCAAATCTGCCATTACAACCGCTCGCGCAACTGTGACAACCTCACAAGTTATGGGTATTTTCTTGGGCTGTTCTTACGTCAATGCGCAAGGCCAGACCATTTTTGCTCAGTACTTCCCTGCAAACACCACAGCCCCCACAGGTACATACATTACCGCTTACGTGTGTAATGACCCTGATACCCTGTTCAAAGCTGTGATCGCCACTGGCGCTACCCCCAACGACACCACTTCTGGTTTGTTGCCTTCCTCCACTACTGAGTACACCGTCATTGGTACAAACGTAGCGTTGGTGCAGAACTCTGGTTTGACAACTACTGGCGATAGCCGCGTAGCTGTTGCATCATCTGCAACCACAGGAACACTGCCCTTGAACGTCGTTGACGTTGTGCCTGAGACATCCTATGTCAACGGTTCTGGCAACATCGTGTTCCCCGAGATCATCGTTCGTTGGAACTTTGAGATTCACACAACCACTATCGCTTCTGGCGTTTAATCAAGGAGCTAAATCATGGCTATTTCACGCGCACAACTGCTGAAAGAGTTGCTCCCCGGTCTGAACGCTTTGTTCGGTATGGAGTACGCTCGTTACGGCGAAGAACACAAAGAAATCTACGAAACAGAGACTTCTGAGCGTTCGTTTGAAGAAGAAACCAAACTGTCCGGCTTCTCTGCCGCACCTGTCAAAAACGAAGGTTCCGCCATCGCTTATGACAATGCACAAGAAGCATGGTCAACCCGCTACACCCACGAAACCATCGCCTTGGGTTTCTCAATCACTGAAGAAGCGATTGAAGATAACTTGTACGACAGCTTGTCTGGCCGTTACACCAAGTCTTTGGCCCGTGCTATGGCATACACCAAACAGGTCAAGGCTGCTGCCGTCCTGAACAATGGCTTCAGCTCCAGCTACCCCGGTGGCGACGGCGTGTCTTTGTTCAACGCCAACCACCCCCTGATCTCTGGTGGCGTCAACAGCAACACTCCCGGTACTCAAGTTGATTTGAACGAGACTTCCTTGGAAGCCGCCGTTATTCAAATCGCCGCTTGGACTGATGAGCGTGGTTTGTTGATCGCAGCAAAACCCAAGAAGCTGATTGTTCCTCCTGCTTTGATGTTCACGGCCAAGCGCCTGTTGGACACCGAACTGCGTGTGGCAACTGCTGACAACGACATCAACGCGATCAAGCAGATGGGCGCAATCCCTGAAGGCTACACTGTCAACCACTTCTTGACAGACACCAGCGCATGGTTCCTGACCACTGACGTGCCTAACGGTCTGAAGCACTTCGTTCGTACACCTCTCCAGAACTCAATGGACGGTGATTTCGACACTGGCAACGTCCGTTACAAGGCCCGTGAGCGTTACAGCTTCGGCTGGTCTGACCCATTGGGTATGTGGGGTTCTTCAGGTTCGACCTGATGACCACGGAAAAGGGGGCTTCGGCCCCCTTTTTTATTTGTTGCGTGTCAATTTCTTTTGGTGTATATTGCAGCCATCCCGGGGTCATCCGGTGTATCTGACAGTCCCGGCTGACGACATGCAGACAGATACACCCCAACTTGCATGTAAGGAAAAAAATTATGGCATTGACCACTTTCTCCGGCCCAGTACGATCCCTCAACGGCTTCATCTCTGGTACCGCTACCGACCCCATCACAGTAACTACAGCTCAAAATATTGACGCTGCTTACGCCACAACTTCTGCTGCCACAGGCGACACACGTCTGAACTACAGCAAGTTGACCTTCACTTCAACAGGTTCAGGCGAAACCCTTCGCGCTTTCTCTGTTGTGACTGGTACTGGCGCGGCTACTGCTGGCACTATCAACGGCGCACACATTTCTTTGGAAGTTGACGGCGCATCCGCAACCATTTCTGGCGCAGCTAACGCAATTCGCGCTACTTTGGGCGGCACAGACGCAACTCCCGGCGGCACTTTGGCTGTGATTCAGTTGGACACCAACTACACAGTCAATGCTTCTTTGCCAGCCACAGCATCGTTTATTCGTGTGTCTGACAGCGGTTCCGCTACTGGTGAAATCCCTTTGTTTGCAAATATTGAAACTGGCCCAGCCGCAACGATTGCACCAACTGCAAGCAGCGTGACTACAGTTTCTAAAGCGATCAAAGTGATGATCGGTGGCACTGTGTACTACGTTCCTGCTTACGCAACATTTGCCTGATATGCAGATAACCAAGGAATTTCTGGAAGCAGAAATTGCTGATTTGAGAAAAGAGGCAGGGAGGGCGGAAGTCTTCCTCCTCAAAGCTCAGGGCACAATTGAAGCGTATCAGATGCTTATCAACCGCTTAGAAGCACCAGAACCGGAGCAACAAAATGGCGATGCAATACGACGTTAAATCACAACATGGTAGCGTTTCTGGCCTAATGGTTCCGTACCGCACCCGCCTTAAAGGCGCGGTCGTTTTTCCGTTTTCCGGCGCTACTGAGTACACTGTTTTAGTGGATGACACTTCCATCACAGGTACGTATGCCCGGGCAACCACAACAGCTACTATTACCTCTGCAAATCATGGGTTAAGTACAGGTCAGTGGGTGTATTTGGATTGGGATTTGGCAGACAACCCATACCAAGTAACCGTGACAGGGGTAAACACGTTTACTGTGACTGTTGCCAACTCGGGCGCAGCAAGTGGAAATGTAACAGTGTGGAACGACGTGCTGTTGCAATTGGATGCTTCAAATCAAACAGGTTACAGCGTACCAATTCCCGGTGAAGGTGTTCTGGCTCACGATGGTATACGTCTTTTCCTTGGCGCTAACACGCATATTACGGTGTTCTATGGCTAAGTCCCCTGCATGGACGCGCAAAGAAGGGAAGAACCCCAAAGGCGGTTTGAACGCCAAAGGACGGGCTTCCTACAACGCAGCGAACCCCGGGAAACCGGGGTTGAAGCGCCCTCAACCCGAGGGCGGCAGCAGGCGAGACTCTTTTTGCGCCCGTATGAAGGGGATGAAAGCAAAGCTCACGAGCGCCAAAACCGCAAGTGACCCGGATTCAAGGATCAACAAGTCCTTGAGAGCTTGGAACTGTGCTGATGGTGGGTACGTAACGCAGGCTGATGGCTGTGCTACCAAAGGCAAAACGAAAGGCAGGTTTGTATGAACCAGCATGACCAAGAAACCGTAAAGCACATGATTGATGGTGTATCAATCCTCACTGTCATAGGAACGCTTGTGGAATTCTTACCCGCCGTATCTGCGGTTCTCAGTATTGTTTGGGTCGCTATTCGTATCTATGAAACAGATACCGTCCAACGGCTTGTGGGCCGCAAGGAGAACACAGATGCCAGCAAAGAGTCCTGAACAAAAACGATTGATGGATGCAGCGGCTCACAACCCTGCGTTTGCCAAGAAGGTAGGCATCCCCACAAAGGTTGCCAAAGAATTCAGCACGGCCAGCAAAGGCCAGAAATTTGGATCGGGTGCCGAAACCCGCGCTGATCGGCAAAAACTCAACAAGCCAAAGACCGATCATGGTCAGTCGGCATTATTTAAAAAAGGTGGCGAAATGGCTGAATCTAAAGCAATGGTCAAAAAAGAAGTGTCCTTCATGAAAAAGAAGGGCGCACCCGCAAAAATGATTAAGCATGAGGAATCCGAAATGAAGACCAAGAAAATGGCCAATGGCGGTATTACTTCTGCCAAGATGGGCAAAGTTCCTTCCGGCGGCAACAAAGGTAAAGGCGAGCACGCCATTCAGTCCAAAGGTATCTCCAAAGGTACTATGGTCAAAATGTCCGGCAGCAAGCCTCTGGGCATGAAACGCGGCGGCAAATGCTGATTTAAGGAACGTACCATGTCTAAAAAAGCAGGTAAATTAGCGGGCCTTGCGGCCCTTGGTGCACTGGGTTACATGTTGACCCGTGACAAGTCCAAAGAAGATGCGGGCGATCAAAAGACAAGCTCTTACACTGGCGACACCAAAAAAGTAGAAGCGAAAGATGTTGACTATGGCAACGAAGGCCGTCGCACATCAATGGCTGTGTCTCCTACTGCTTCGGCAAAACAACGCGTTTCTTCAGCGGCTGGTAAAGCAACTGGTTCTCCTGACTCTGAAGCTGGTATGAGCCGTGGCACTCGTGCCGCAGATGCCCGTGCCGCTGAAGCTGGCATGTCTCGTGGTACCCGTACTACTTCAACCGCTGGCGCTGGTCGTGGTTCAGTGAACCCTAGCAGTGTTACCGCATCTGATGCCCGTGCTGCTGAAGCTGGTATGAGCCGTGGTACTCGCAGCACTTCAATGGCCGGTTCTGGCCGTGGGACTGTCAACCCTAGCAGTGTTACAGCATCTGATGCTCGCGCCGCTGAAGCTGGCATGTCTCGTGGCAGCCGTGCTACGTCAATGGCCGGTTCTGGCCGTGGTTCAGTGAATCCCGACGTAGTCAAGCCTTCTGGCGCAAGAGACTTGGAAGCTGGCATGTCACGTGGTCGTCGGGAAATGCCCTCCGGCCCCGGCCAATCAACAGTGGATGCTGTGCGCAACCTTCAGTCGGCAGCTAAAGTGCCTTCAAGCATGGCTGGTCGCCCCGGTTATGACGAGGCTGGTCGTCGCTTGCCAAGCAATGCTGGAATGCCCGGCTTTGATGAAGCTGGCAACCCCATGAAAAAGGGCGGCAAAGTCAAGAAGATGGCCTCTGGCGGCATGACTGCTTCCAGCCGTGCTGACGGGATTGCATCTCGCGGCAAAACCAAATGCAAGATGTATTGAGGTGAATCATGGCAAATAGCACTCAAGCTGGAACAATGGGCGCGTATAAACCACGCCGCCCCGGCACAACATACGAAGATTCCATGACCTCTGAAGACATCAAAAAGATGCAAGAGCAAAAGGATGAGGCGGAGACTCAGAGAAAAACTGAGGCTGCGTACAAAACCAAAAATATGGCTTCTGGTGGTAGCGCCTCTAGCCGTGCTGATGGATGTGCTCAGCGTGGCAAAACCCGTGGGACGATGATCTGATGATGGCCTCTCGCGGCATGGGAGCCATCAAGGCATCCAAGATGCCCGGGAAAAAGGTCGTCCAAAGAAAAGACGACCCGAATGATGTCTCTGTATATGCGGGTGGCGGGAAAGTCAACGCTGCTGGTAACTACACCAAGCCCGGTCTGCGCAAGCGGATCGTGTCTCAGGTCAAAGCCGCAGCTACCCACGGCACTGGCGCAGGTCAGTGGTCAGCCCGTAAAGCACAGCTTGTTGCCAAGAAGTACAAGGCGGCGGGCGGGGGCTACCGAGATTGAAAGCGCCGCAACAATCCCTAAAAGCTTGGGGCGACCAGAAATGGCGTACCAAGTCGGGGAAACCGTCTTCCAAGACAGGCGAACGTTATTTGCCAGAAGCCGCCATCAAGTCTTTGTCACCAGCGGAATATGCTGCTACAACAAAGGCCAAGCGGGCTGGTAAAAAGGCAGGCAAGCAGTTTGTGGCGCAACCCAAGAGGATTGCAAAGAAAACCGCAGGATTTAGATAATGGCAACAACTTCTGGCGTAACTACATTTAACCTCGACTTGACCGATCTGGTTGAGGAGGCGTTTGAACGCGCCGGAGGCGAGCTGCGCACGGGGTATGACCTGCGCACTGCACGGCGTAGCCTGAACATCATGTTTGCTGAGTGGGCCAATCGTGGCATCAACTTGTGGACAATTGAGCAAGGTGTTATTGATTTGGTTCCCGGCCAGAACACTTACCCGTTGCCCAATGACACCGTTGATTTGTTGGAGCACGTCATTCGTACGGGCGCGAACGTTTCTTCGACCCAAGCGGACTTGACAATCACCCGCATCAGCGTGTCTACATACGCAACCATCCCCAACAAAATTCAACAGGCCCGCCCGATTCAGGTGTGGATACAGCGGTTGAATGGGCAGAACTCAACCACAGGGTTAACCCTGAATGGTGCCATCACATCCACAGCCACCCAGATTACATTGAACTCCACAATTGGTTTGCCCGCTGCTGGGTTCATCAAAGTGGACAGTGAGATCATCAACTACAGCTACATCATCGGCAACGTGTTGTATGACTGTTTCCGTGGCCAGCAAGACACCACAGCGGCCTCACATCTGACTGCAACTGCGGTCTATTGGGCTCAAGTACCCGCCGTCACGGTGTGGCCAACCCCCGACAATGCCCAGACATATCAGTTTGTGTACTGGCGCTTGCGCCGCACCCAAGACGCTGGCGGCGGTGTAAATGTGATGGACGTGCCGTTCCGCTTCATTCCTTGCATGGTTGCAGGTTTGTCTTATTACGTGGCTGGCAAGATTCCGCAAGGCGCTGAACGTCTTCAGTTTCTGAAGGCTCAGTACGACGAGGCTTGGGAGCTGGCGGCGTATGAAGATCATGAGAAAGCAGCGATTCGGTTCGTGCCTAGACAGCAGTACATTGGGGGCACCTGATGGGAAATAGGTTCGCCAGCGGCAAATGGGCGATTGCTCAATGCGACCGGTGTGACCAGCGGTTCAAGCTCAAGGTATTGAAGACTGAGATCATCAAGACCAAGAATTACAACTTGCTGGTGTGCCCCGAGTGCTGGGATCCTGACCAGCCCCAGTTGCAGTTGGGTATGTATCCGGTTGATGATCCGCAAGGATTACGTAATCCTCGCCCTGATCGGAGCTATTTGCTCTCAGGCACAAGTGGGTTACAGACCAGCATCAGCGGGGGCACAGGGCCAACAGGTACGGGCACGGTAGAAGCGGGTAGCCGCGTCTTCCAGTGGGGGTGGAACCCGGTTGGGGGGTCATCGTTTTTTGATGCTGCCTTGACACCAAATAACTTGGTGTTAACGGTGGAACTTGGTACAGTCACGGTAGTTACGACATAAGGAGTCGAAAATGGACGCAAAAAAAGCAGTGCGCAAGCACGAACAGAACATGCACCCCGGCAAAACGCCAACCAAGCTGCGTGCTGGTGGCAAGACCAACAGTGACATGTTGAAGATGGGCCGTAATTTGGCCAAGATCGCCAACCAGAAGTCTCCCGGACGTAAAGGTTAATCATGGCTAAATACAGCATGAAAAAGGGCGGCAAAGAAGTCGGCCCCGCCAGCGTTTACGCTGAGCCCCACACAATGACTGGCAAGAAGCTCAAGATTGAGCCCGCTGGTGTGAGCGACAACAAAGAGTACATGCGTAAAGCAAACGTCTCTGTCGCTAACAGCCACAGCAATGACTACCCAGAACCAAAAACTTCTGGTATCAAAATGCGGGGCACAGGTGCTGCAACCAAAGGCTTGATGTCTAGAGGCCCGATGGCATGACCTATAACGAGTTGATCGCTGCAATTCAGTCGTACACCGAGAACACGTTCCCGGCGACGTACCTTGCCAGTGGGAGTACTGTGTCTTCAACGACGCAGTTGAACACCTTCATTGAGCAGGCTGAGCAGCGCATTTTCAACACGGTTCAGTTTCCATCGTTGCGTAAAAACGTAACGGGCATTACAACAAACGGCAATAAGTACTTGTCATGCCCATCGGACTTTCTGTCTTCGTTTTCTCTGGCTGTTGAGACTGCGGACGGACAAGAGTTCTTGTTGAACAAGGATGTGAACTTCATCCGTCAGGCATACCCCAAGGCTACTGACACTGCCACACCGAAGTACTATGCGCTGTTTGGCCCAACGACCACGAATGACCCCAGCCCTGTAATCACCAACGAGCTGACGTTTATTCTTGGCCCAACACCTGATGCGGCTTACAACGTTGAGCTTCACTATTACTACTACCCAGAATCAATCACCACTGCGGCCTCTGGCCAAACATGGTTGGGTGACAACTTTGACACCGTGCTGTTGTACGGTTCATTGGTTGAGGCGTACACCTTCATGAAGGGTGAGCAAGACATTATTGGGCTATATGACGGCAAGTACAAAGAAGCACTTGCAATGGCTCAGCGTCTGGGTGACGGTCTGGAGCGCAGTGACGCATACCGAAGCGGCCAGTTCAGAGTTCCTCCTCTGGCCCAGAATAACGGAGTGCGTTGATGGCGTTTACCGGCAACTTTTCCTGCAACACCCTGCGTACCGCGCTGATGAACGGCACGATGAATTTCTCATCCGATGTTTTTAAGCTGGCGCTGTACACAAACGCTGCAACGCTTGACGAGACCACCACAGGCTACACAGCCACAGGTGAGGCTTCAGGCGGTAACTATGCGGCTGGTGGGCAGGTCGTTGCTGCAACTGTTTCGTCAGAAACAACAGCGTCTGGAAGTACTGTGTATGTCAACTTCGCCGCGCCAGCATGGACTGGGTCAATCACAGCTCGTGGCGCTTTGATCTACAACAACACCACTGGCGCTGCTGTCTGTGTTTTAGATTTTGGCAACGACAAAACATCAACGTCAACTTTCACTGTGGCGATGCCTGCTAACACCAGTACATCGGCACTCATTCGGCTTGTATAAGGAGCAACCATGTTTAAAGAAAAAGCAACCTCAACAGACAACGTCAGCGCGGGCTTAGTTGCTCGTACTGGCTTTACAGAAGCCTCCCGCGCAGGCGGCGTGTTCCATGTTCAGTGTCTGGACAAAGACGGCAACCTGAAATGGGAAGACCAAATGCACAACCTCGTGGTCAATGAAGGCTTGCAGAACATGAATACCCAGTACTTTAAGGGTTCAACCTACACCGCCGCGTTCTTCCTTGGTCTGATTACTGGCCCCGGTTCTGGTACAACCTTTGCCGCAGCCGACACCTTGGCTTCCAAGGCTTGGACTGAGTACACCGACTACGCTGGTTCACGTAAAGCTGTGACTTTTGGTACGGCCACAACCGCAGACCCCTCAGTCATCAGCAATTCTGCTTCGCCTTCTTCCTTCACCATTTCTGGTGCAGGTGGCGTGATTGCAGGCGCGTTTCTGTGTACCGTGTCCAGTGGCACTTCTGGTGTGTTGTTCTCTGAATCAGACTTTCAAGCCCCCGGTGATCGTACCGTGGTGTCTGGTGACACTCTGAACGTGACCTACACATTCAGCCTCGACGCTGCGTAAAGCGTGTTCGCTGATGCCCCATTTGCTTCTGCCCCCTTCGCCTCTCAGGGGAAGGCTGGGCGAACTTTTGACTCTGATATAGAAGAGTCTGCGGCGGCATCAGAATTTACGTCAGCCGTAGCAAACTTTACTCCGTTGGTAGCAGAGGGTGGGACAGGATCAGATTCTGTTTCTGTGGCGGCATCTGTATTCAATGTAACGGTACCTGAGTCGGCATCAATTTCTGACCCGGTCACTGCGCTGGTGGTTTACGCTACAGCCATAACTGAAACTGCAACGGGTTCTGACACCAATACTGCTTTGGCTACGTTTGAGGCCGCAGTACTTGAAGCTTCCACAGTTTCGGAGCTTGTATCTGCTGTCGCGGTCTTTGCAGCTTCAATTGCTGAGTCCGTTGCGGGTAGTGATATTTTTGTTGCGGGGCAGGTCTATTCAGGCGTTATCGCTGAGCTGGCAAATGCGTTAGACACACCTTCTGCAAACGCAGGGTTCAACGTCGCAGTGACTGAACTTATTTCTGGGTTGGATACCCCCAGCGCAGCCGCCGGGTTTGGTGTTGCAGTTTCTGAAACTGCGGCTGGCTCTGACAGTACTTTGGTAGCCCCATCAATCTTTAACGCCACAGCCAGCGAAACAGCCACGACGCTTGATTCTGTCTTGGCGGCGGCAACCTTTATTGCTACCATCAGTGATGGCGCGATAGGTGTAGATCAAGTTGTTGCAAGACTGCTTTGGGAAATAATCAACGACGCGCAGACAGCAAACTGGGCGGAAATCAACAACTCACAATCTACCACTTGGCAGGTTGTAAAAACCCAATCGTAAGAGGCGCATATGGCATTCGTAGTCAAAGATAGAGTTCAAGAAACCACCACCACAACAGGCACTGGAACACTGACTCTTGGCGGCGCTGTTTTAGGTTTCCAGACTTTTGCAATTATTGGTAACGGTAACACTACGTACTACGCAATTGCCGATCCAACTGCGGGGGACTGGGAAGTAGGTATTGGCACGTACACAGCTTCGGGCACAACGTTAAGCCGCACCACTGTTTTTGAGTCCAGCAATTCTGGTAGTTTGGTGAATTTTGCCGCCGGGACAAAAAATGTGTTTTGTACATACCCGGCGGAAAGGGCGGTGTATTTAGACGCAGCAGGGTCTGCTGTGACTTTGTTAGACATTGGCACACTGGGTGCGAGCACTGCAAACATTACAACGGCAAATATTACGTCCGGCACAGTTTCAACAACGCCAACCAACAACACAGATATCGTCAACAAGGCGTATGCAGACGCAATTGCTTCGGGCATCCACTTCCATGAAGCTGTGGGCTACGCAACCACCGCAGCGTTGCCTGCTTGTACGTACAACAACGGCACATCGGGAGTAGGGGCTACGCTGACCGGAGATGCTAACGGCGCTTTGACGGTTGATAGCTACACATTCACTTCTCCTGCGGATGATGGAGAGCGGGTTCTGATTAAGAATCAGGCAAATCAAGCTCACAACGGCGTTTACACGCTCACTCAAGCAGGTAACTCGTCCCCCGGTGCGCCATTTATTTTGACCCGCGCAACTGACTTTGACACTGTTGGAACCGGCGTTGACCAGATTGACGAGGGTGACTTTTTCTTAGTGACCAGCGGAACTGCTAACGCCAATACCGCTTGGGTGCAGCAGACTGCTCCCCCGATAACAATTGGCACAACAGCGATTGTCTTTCAACAGTTTTCCGCTCCCATTACCTATACCGCAGGGACGGGCTTAAGTGAGTCCCCAACCTACACATTCAATATTGCCAACACAGGTACGGCGGGTACGTATGGTTCAGCATCATCCGTCCCAGTTTTTGTTACCAACGCGCAGGGCCAAGTTACATCGGTCACAAATACAGGGATCGCCATTTCTTCGGCGGCAGTTTCAGGCTTGGCAGCTTCAGCAACAACGGACACAACCGATGCTTCAAATATCACAACGGGTACGCTTGGCACTTCACGGTTGTCGGGAAGTTATACGGGCATTACTGGGGTCGGTACTCTTACTGCTGGCACTTGGAACGCTACTGCTATTGGCCCCGTTTACGGTGGCACGGGCCTTACTTCGTATGCTGTGGGAGACCTTGTTTACGCCGACACGACCACGTCGCTCGCCAAACTCCCAGACGTAGCGGTTGGCAATGCACTGATCTCTGGTGGTGTTGGCGCTGCCCCAAGCTACGGCAAGATTGGCTTGGCCACTCATGTGTCCGGCACGCTTCCAATCGCCAACGGCGGTACAGGCTCTACATCAACTCAGTTTGTGGACTTGGCCACCAACGTCACAGGAACACTTCCTGTTGGCAACGGCGGTACAGGCGCGGCTACATTCACAGCCAACAACGTCTTGCTGGGCAACGGCACTTCAGCGTTCCAAGTCGTGGCCCCCGGTACAAACGGTAACGTGCTCCAATCAAATGGAACAACTTGGGTGTCTGCTGCGGCTCCAAGTTCACAGGTGTACCCCGGCGCGGGGATTGCAAACTCCACAGGCACATCGTGGGGCACTTCGTACAGCACATCTGGCTCTGGCACTGTGGTTGCGTTGGCAACCTCACCGAGCTTCACAACCCCAATTTTGGGCACACCTCAGTCCGGTAACTTCAGCACCGGCACATTCACTTGGCCTACATTTAACCAAAACACAACTGGGTCATCAGGCTCGTGTACTGGTAATTCGGCTACTGCGACAACTGCGACAACTGCAACCAATGCCACCAACGTGGCGATTACAAACGACACAACAACCGCCGCAACGTACTACCCGGCGTTTATGACCGCTACCAGCGGTAATGGTGGTGTGCGGGTCTCAAGCACCAAGATGACTTTCAACCCTAGCACGGGCGCGTTTTCATCAACAACGGTTGCAGGTAGTTCCGATGCGCGGTTGAAGACAAACTGGCGCGATCTGCCAGCGGACTTCATTGAACAACTTGCAAAAGTTAAAGCAGGTGTCTATGACCGTACAGATTACGAAACGCTTATTACGCAAGTCGGGGTATCAGCGCAGTCTTTGCAACCCGTGCTTGAACATGCGGTTTTGGCAGACGAGAAAGGCATGTTGTCCGTTGCTTACGGTAATGCCGCCTTGGTAGCCGCAATAAAATTGGCTGAGCGTATTGTGGAGCTTGAGGCAAAATTGGAACAATTGACAAAGGATAAATCATGAGCAGCACGTACTCATCCAACCTACGAGTTGAACTGATTGGCTCAGGTGACCAAGCTGGTACTTGGGGGACGACCACCGACAACAATTTCAACTACATTTTTGACGCCGCAATTGCTGGCGCAATTGATGTGACTATTGCTGGAACGCCTCAAGCATTGACGGCAATCCAAGGCCCAACATCTTCACCAGCTTTGAACCAAGCGGTGTATGCCACACTGAAGTTGATAAGTGCGCCAGCGGCTTTTACCCTATATGCGCCCCCAGCAGCCAAGCAATACATTGTTTGGAACGCAACTTCTTACACAGCAACGATTGGTAATGCAACTGCATTGGGCGGCACAACCTCTACGGGCGGAGCGACCATCACTTTGGCTGCTGGCGAAAGAGCACTGATCTGGTCTGATGCAACCAACTTTTATAAACTGACCGTCGATCTATCCGTGGCTTCGGGTACGCTGCCTATCGCCAACGGCGGTACAGGGCAAACAACACGTCAAAATGCAATGGATGCTTTGGCAGGCGCAGTTACCAGCGGGCAATATTTGCGTGGCAATGGCACGGATGTGGTCATGTCCGCAATTCAGGCGGCTGATGTGCCCACCCTCAACCAGAACACAACAGGGACTGCGGCGTCCAGTCCTAAACTGCTTACCACCAACTTCACCATTGAAGAATCTGGCGGTAAATTAGTAATCAAGTACGGGGCAACAACCATCGTATCAATCAGTTCAACCGGTAATATCATTGCTGCTGGCTCTCTTGATGCTGGCGGTACACCTTAAGGAGAAATCATGCCAATTACAGTAAGTGGAACAACCATCACCTTTAATGACGCTACTACGCAAAGTACGGCGGCTGCGGCTTCCCCGACACCATTGCTCGTAACCTTTGCATCTTCAAATGCAAGCTATGCTGATCCCGGAAGTTCTTACAGATTTGTAACAATACAAATGTGGGGCGGCGGTGGCGGCTCAAGCAGAGGCAATACTGGCTACGGCGGTGGTGGCGGCGGTTACAACACAGTTACCGTACCTAAATCTTATTTGACGTTTCCGTTGTCCGTGACTGTTGGTACTGGTGGCGCTGCTGGCACAGTTAACGACACCCAAATTGGCGGGGTGGGCGGGACATCACAAGTAAATTTGAATACAGCGTACAACGGTAGAACCGCCATTCAAGCATTTGGCGGTGGCGGCGGCGGGCGCACATTCAATTGCGAATCCGCAGGAGTTGGAGGAGGTCAGTTAGCTGCCGGTGGGCAAATGTTAGGTTCTACTGGAGGTTATGCTAGACCAGCATCTTCTTACGGTATTGCGGGCGGCGGTGGTGGAGGTGTTGCTACTTATAACGGTGGTAACGGAGCAACTAATGCCGTGCCCGGAGATGCTCTTTTTGGTGGCGCAGGAGGAAATACGCAGACCAGTAATACTCCAACCGCACAATCAGTTTATGGTGGCAATGGTGGTGCTTTAGGGTCTGGCGCTGCTGGTAACGGCACTGTACCCGGCGGTGGAGGGGGCACATCGGCGTCAATTAACACTACCGGCGGCGCAGGAGCAGCAGGCCGGGTTACTTTGTTCTTTTACTGAGGATAAAAAATGGCAAATTGGGCAATTATCAATAGAGAAACAGAAGTGATTGAGAACATCATCTTCGTAGCGGATGGCGACACTTGGCCTTCAACGGATACATACTTGGCAGTGGAGTTCCCAACGGAAGGTGTTTCTGGGTCTTGGTCAATGTTAAGTATTGGCTGGAAGTATGTAGGCGGGCAATTTGTTGAACCCCCACAACCGACTGCACCAATTAATACGGTCTCTAATGTAATTGGCGATGCCCCAGATGTCATTGCTTAGTACCCCGCTCAACGCTGGAAAACTCTACGGCGTGGTTTACACCTTTGAAAAGGTGGGGGACATGCTGCCTATGCACACCCATGCTGGTGGCGACGCCCACATCACCATCGTGGCCCGGGGCAAGATCAAAGCCCACGGCAACGGTTGGGAAGCTGAGTACAGCGCAGGTGCAGTCATTGACTTCCCCACGAATCAGAGCCATGAGTTCATTGCTTTGGAAGATGACTCACGTATTGTGAATATCATCAAGTGAGGCTGTAAATTGATCCGATCAGCATCCTCTTTGCCGCCAATGCTTGCGTTGCTGCCATCAAGGAAGGGTGTGAGCTTTACAAACAGGCCAAGGTCTCTTTCATGGAGGTCAAGGCTACAGTTGACGAAGCTGTTGGGATTGCCAAGGAAGTTCATGGGTTCTGGGGCAAGCTTGCCAAGATGTTTGGTGGAGACCCCACCCCCGCCGCGCCCAAGCCTGTGGCGAAAAAGAAGGAAAAGTACGTTGCTGTTGACGAGTCCAAAGTCATGGCGGATGTTGTCAGCCAGCTTACTGAGTTCTTCAAGCTGCAAGAGCAGTTGGCAGCGCATATAAGGGCGGAGGAAGAAAAAAGCCAGAACGTCTACGACCCCGATGCCAACCTGATGGAAGCGGCCCTGAAGAGGGTGATGGCGCAAGACCAGATGGCGGCACTGGAAGTGACGATCAGGGAAACGATGGTGTATCAAAGCCCACCCGAAATGGGTGCGCTGTACAGCAAAGTGTTTGACATGCGAAGCGTCATACAGGAGGAGCAGGAGAAGGCAAGGCTGAAGGAAGAAGCGCAGGAGAGGTACAAGCAATGGCAACGGCAGGAGGCAAAAAGAAACTTCCGAGCAAAGTCGGCGTATCTCGTAGTGACTTTCCTATTCCTCCTTTACCTGTGGTTGTGGCTCCTGTTCGTAAGTCGTTTGGGGAAGACGTGATGGGATGGATTGCCGCTTGTGTGTTGGTCGCCCTGCTTCTTCCCATGTTGGGGTTCTTGTACTTGGACATTTTGAACGCAAAGAATGAAACAAAACGTGCTTTGCAGCAGTTAGAAAAGATTGAACAACGCATTGAAAGGAAGCAGCGTGACCAAGACCGCAAAGAGCCTGATTCTTTTGGCAGTGGCCCTGTGTTTGACAGGGTGCGAAGACCGTTTTCGTTACCCCTGCCAAAACCCGGCAAACTGGAATAACGCGGAGTGCAAGCCACCAATCTGCACTGCCACTGGCACTTGCCCAGAACAGCTTATCAAACCTGAACAGGAGAAGAAGTGATGCCTACAGTTGCATACAAAACAAACAACCGCCTGACCGCCGAAGAGATTGAAGTCCGTGTCTGGGCTTTCGTCATCGTCATTCTGGTGACTATCCTGCTTGGCGCTATGGTGGCGTTCCTGTACTCGGTGACCTACGTTACCCAGCCAATGGCGGGCATGGCCCCTATTGACAAAATCTACACCCAGCAGATCAGCACCATCATGGTGTTCATCACGGGCGTTCTGGGTGGTGTGGCAGGGCGCTCAGGGATTAAAGCTGTAGCCAACGCCGTGGCCAAGGCCGAAGCTAACGACACTGATGAGCCACCAAAGCCATGAAGGGTTTACTCTCTGGATTGATTGCCCTGCTGCTAACTTTTGGCGGCGGGTATTTCTACGGTAAGCATGTTGAGAGGGAAGTTCAACAGGCTGAAGTTGACCGACTGAACACCGAAGCCCGGGCCAAGGAACAAGCCTTGGCTGTTGCCGTAACCACCACCGCTGATGCACTGAGGAAGACCAATGAAAAAGCTAAACTGGCCACAAAAGAGCGCGACGCTGCTATTGACTCTGGTGCTCTCAGGCTGCGCCTCAAAACGTCCTGCCCCGTACCTGCCTCCGCAGATACCGCCGTTGCCACCGGAAGTGGTGGAGGAGAGGCATCAGCCGAGCTTGACAGAGAGACTGCTAAAAATCTTATCGCCATAGCCGAAGAAGGCGACAGAGCCATTCAAAAGCTGAACGCTTGCATTAATTTGTACAACCAAGCCCTTGAATCACAGAAAGGTATCAAATGAACTTGTCTCCCAATTTCTCCCTGCACGAACTGACCAAATCTGAGACCGCCCTGCGCAATGATCTGGATAACACCCCCGGCGAAGCCGAAACAGAGAACCTGCGCTTGCTGTGTGAGAAAGTCCTCCAGCCCGTGCGTGACCACTTTGGCAAAGGCGTCAAGGTGAACTCAGGGTTCCGCGCTCCAGCCGTGAACCAAGCCACGGGAGGCTCAAAGACCTCAGACCATTGCAAGGGGCAAGCAGCCGATATTGAGATACCCGGGGTGGCGAACGCAGAGCTTGCTCAATGGATCATGGATAACTTAGAATACACCCAACTCATTCTTGAGTTTTACACCCCCGGCATCCCTGACAGTGGCTGGGTGCATGTCTCTTACGACCCAAGCAACCTGAAGAATCAGGAGTTGACCGCTACAAAAGTAGCAGGTAAAACAACCTATCTTCCCGGTCTTGTAGCCTAAACCGAGGGTGTTATGCCATTACAGAAACTGCAATTTAGACCCGGCATCAACCGCGAAGGCACAACGCTTTCCAACGAAGGCGGTTGGTTTGAATCGGATAAAGTGCGTTTCCGTTCTGGCTACCCCGAAAAAATTGGGGGTTGGGTTTTAGACCAAGGTACATCAACTGATTTAGCGCCGCCCCCAACGGGAGAGTTTTGGGGTGTTTGTCGTTCCATGTGGAATTGGCTAAATCTGTCTGGCTACAACCTGCTGGCGCTGGGCACCAGCCTCAAGTACTACATTCAAAATGGTAACGGGGGCAATATTTATGACATAACCCCCCTGAGAAACCCAAGCGGCACAGCAGTCGCTTCAAATGCGTTTACAACAACTGCTTACACTGCGCCCCCTTCCGGATTTGTCACTGTCGTTTGCGACGTACCGGCGCATGGCGCTCAAACTGGGGACTTTGTAACAATCTCTGGCGTGGCTAGTGATGTCAACGGCATTCCGTTGGCTTCTTTAAATACAGAATTTCAAGTCACATATATCAGCACCAATCAATTTTCCATACAGGTGTATGTGACAGCAAACGTGACTGCTGGCACAACCGGCGCGGCAACGTTTACTTTTCAGATCACCACAGGTAACGCAGCCTTCACTCAAAACGTGGGCTGGGGTGCAGGTACTTGGGGCGGCGTTGTTCTTGGTACAGCTACCACTGCTGTGGCTGGCGGCACGTTGTCCAATTCAAACACCACGGTGACTGTGACTTCCACCACAGGGTTCACCGCTACCGGCTCAATTTTGATTGACCAAGAAACAATTACTTACACAGGGATTTCCCCAACTACATTTACTGGCTGTACTCGGGGTGTAAGTGGCGCGGGCTCCGGCGCGGCCACTACCCATGTAAATGGCGCGGCTGTTGTCCAATCAACAGACTTTACTGGTTGGGGAGCTGCGGCGGTAACCAGCATTGGCGAGCAGTTGCGTCTTTGGAGTCAATCAAACTTTGGTGAGGACTTGGTGTTCAACCCTCGTGGTGGCCCGCTGTATTACTGGGCAAACGCCGCCAACCCAAATGTATTTAACCGTGGGCAGCGCCTTGGCCCCAGCACCACTATAACGACCAAGGCGGGTACTTTGACCGTTGACGCCTATTGCCCATCAGTTGCCAATATTGTGATGGTGTCTGACTCATCACGGTTTGTCATTGCCTTTGGTGCAAACGATGCTGTGGCTGGAAGCACTGTTCAAAACCCTATGTTTGTCTGTTGGTCAAATCAAGAAGACATTGAAACATGGCTTCCACAGGCAACCAATCAGGCTGGTAGCTTTACCATCAGTCGCGGGTCACAGATCATAGCGGCCATGCAAACTCGCCAAGAGATTTTGGTGTTTACTGATGCCGCCGTTTACTCTATGCAGTATCTTGGCCCACCCTATGTGTGGGGCTTCCAATTGATGGGTGACAACATCTCCATCATGGGGCCAAATGCTGTAGCAACAGTGAACAACATCACATATTGGATGGGCACTGATAAGTTTTACATGTACTCAGGTCGTGTGGAAACGCTCCCTTGCGCCCTGCGCCAGTACGTGTATGAAGACATCAACCTCACACAGTCTTTCCAATTCTTTGCCAGCACCAATGAGGGCTACAACGAAGTATGGTGGTTCTATTGCTCGGCCAATTCCGAAACGATTGACAAATACGTCATCTTCAACCACCTTGAGCGCACTTGGTACTACGGGACTATGGCGCGTACATATTGGATGGACAGCCCTCTGCGGCCTTCTCCTATGGCAGCGGGCTATAACGGGCAACTTCTTTACCATGAGAACGGTAACGATGATGGCACAACAGACCCACCAACCCCAATCACAGCGTATGTGCAGTCTTCCGACTTTGACATTGGTGACGGCCACAATTTTGGTTTGGTGACCCGCATCATCCCCGATGTGACGTTTGATGGGTCAGATGCGCTTGCGCCGTCATTAGATTTCACGGTGCGCCCCCGTCAGTTCCCCGGCACAAACTATGGTGCGTCAGATTCTCCAACCGTCACTAGCGCGGACAATTATCTGAACCAGCGGTATTACACAGTGCAGCAGTTCACAGAACAAGTGTTTGTGCGTATCCGTGGTCGTCAGATGGCATTCAAGATTGTGTCCAATGACCTTGGTGTTGCATGGCAGTTGGGCGTTCCTCGGATTGATACACGGCCTGACGGCAGGAGATAAACATGGGTTTAAAAAACGCAACTCAACCACGCTTTCCTACACCGCCGATGGAATACGATCCTCAGTACATGGATCAGCTTATTAACGCCATGCGTTTGTATTTTGCCCAACTGAACAACGCATCTCCTGCCTTATTTGCTTCTCAGGGTGTGGGCACAACAGTGGTTATATCGGCAATGACCTTTGCGCAGCCTGACCCAAACACACCCGGTGCGTCGGAAATTAGTCTGCCGTCTGATGCCGACTTTGCCAACCTTCGCCCCGGCGATGTGTACTACGACACTTCTGGTGGAGCCGCATCAAGCTACCCTCTGCGCGTCAAAGTGTAGTTGTCTGTAAACGCCCCACATGATAGTATCCACCAACCCCCGTTTTAAGAGGCAAAAATGAGCCTACAGCTTGCCGCCAATCACCTAGCTGCGCATGGTCGCGGCCCAGACACGACCCTCGTCCACATGTCCCGTGACGAGGTAAAAGGCTTGAACGATTTGGCGATGGCCCACGGCGGGCAATTGACTATTAACCCCCAGACCGGCCTGCCTGAAGCTGGCTTTTTGTCCAGTTTACTGCCCATGATTGGCGGCGCTGCTTTAACTGCTATGGGTATGCCCCCAATGATGGCAAGCTTGGTTATGGGTGGGGTCACAGGAGTAGCGTCTGGCAGCTTGAGTAAAGGCTTGATGGCCGGTCTTGGCGCATATGGTGGCGCAGGCTTGATGGGCGGGTTCATGGGCGCAGGCGCAGGCACTGCTCAAGCCACTGCTGGCGCACTGGGAGTCCCCGGGGCTGCTACTGGAGCTGGTTCACAAGCAGCCATGCTTGCCGCACAAAATGCAGGATTTGGTCAGGCTGGTCTGGAAGCTTTGGGGCAAAGCGCGGCGGTTGCACCGGGAGCCGCTCCTGTAGTCGGGTCTGCGTTTGACTCAGCACTGGCTGGCGTAAAAGGACTTGGCTCAGAAGCTGGCCGCGATGCCTTCATGAGCAACATTGGCGGTGCCAAAGGACTTATGAAATACGGGATGGCCGCAGCCGCACCTGTTTTGACGGCTCCTCAAACAACTACCAAGCAGCCTGAAATCAAAACGGACACTGACCCCGGACAACGGTACACATACTCCCCCGGACGTACTAAAGAAACCTCGGAACCTGACCCATTGGGCAGAGAGCAAAGATATTTCAGTCCGACGTTTACACCAATCAGCCAGCCACAAGCCAAGAATATCTATGGGTACGCTGGCGGTGGCCCAATCGAGGCTATGTCGGACGCAAACGCTGTCGGTGCAAATACTGGCTACCCAATGGCCGACATCAACAAGGGCGCATACGCCACGCCGTATCAAACACCTATCTCCCGGAACGTGTTGCAGGGTGTGTCGGATACTGGTGTAAACCCTATGACTGGCGAAATGAACTTTGCTGATGGCGGTGAAGTTGCTGTACCAGACAAGTATTCGTATGACCCGTTGACTCAGATGTTCAAAAAGATTGAGGCAATGCCGTCGGACAACCAAGTTAAAACCAACCAACCTGCCGAACCTCTTCCAGTGGGCGGGGGTTACAGCAGTAACCAAGGCAACCAAACACCGGGAACCAGAGCCCTTCCAACCGCAATGGTTGATGGCGGCGGGAAGATTACTCCTATGGCCGTGCCTTCTTTGGCGTTGAGCAAAATAGGCGATGCCGCTCAAACGGGCCTTGGGTACCTTGCTTTCAAAATGAGCAAGCCAAACCCAAACCCACAAAATGTTCAAGTGTCTGAGGGTTTAACTTTTAATGATTCGCCCAACTTCACCCAAGTTGAAAGCACATTGGCCGATGCGCAAACAAAAGCCGATGCAAACAACGCCCAACAAGCACAGGCTATTTCTGCGGCTTTATCCGCTTTACATGGTGTTGGTGGTGACGGTGGCATGAGCGCCGGTTTTGGTGCGCCCGGCGCAACATCAGGCAATGCTGGTGCAATGGGCTTTGGCCCAGCAGGTATGGCCTCGCAATCCGTTGGGGGTATCGGTGTTAGCAGCCCCTCGTCTGGTTTATCTGGCCTACATGGCGTTGGCGGTGGCGGTGGCGGCGGGGGCGGTGTTTCTACCGGTAGTGGAAGTGGCGGCGGTGCTGCTGCTATGGGTACAGGCGGGCATGGTATGGCTGCTGGCGCTGCTTCTGGTGCAGCAAATGGTGGTTTGATGGCTGCTTATGCGGCTGGTGGCTCTCACCTTGGCGACTACTCTGACGGTGGCCGACTGCTTCGTGGCCCCGGTGACGGCGTGTCTGATTCCATCCCAGCCATGATTGGCAAAAAGCAACCCGCACGTTTGGCCGACGGTGAATTTGTTGTACCTGCACGTATCGTTTCTGAGTTGGGCAATGGCTCGACTGAGGCTGGCGCACGTAAGCTGTACGCCATGATGGACAGAATTCAAAAGGCTCGCGGTAAAACAGTGGGTAAAGGCAAGGTTGCCAAGAACAGCCGCTCTGAGAAATATCTGCCAGCATGAGGATGTCGTTGATTCCGCCCGGGACGGTAGCGGGGGTCATTTCCCCTTTGTTGCCTTACTTGGTGAAATCACAGGAATGGACACGGGGGCGTGCCACAGTCGATGACATTTTGCGGTTTGTGTTGAACGGCCAGATGCAGTTGTGGGTAGGACATGACGACAACGAAATTTACGGGCATGTCATAACGGAAGTTAAAGACTACCCACGGTGCAAGATGTTGACGGTGCAGTACTGCGCGGGAGAACCCAATCACATGCAGTATGTAGAAGATGAGATGTACGACCTGCTGGACAGGTTTGCCAAGGACGCCGGATGTTCCGGCATTGAATTTATTGGACGCCCGGGCTGGAGAAAATCTGCTGGCTCTCACGGGTATGAGGTACAGAGTGTGACGTACCAAAAGTTTTTTAAGGATGAATCATGAGCTATTCACGTCGCCAACTTTACGCATTGGGCGAGCCCTTGGGCGATTCAGTAACCCGCGCTGAAGGCGGGCGTATTGTTTATGGTGACGGTGGTGGCGGTGGCGGTAGCACCACCCAACAAACAACCCAAACTTCTGACTTGCCAGATTGGGCCAAACCGTATGCCAAAAACATATTGGCAAAAGGCGAAGCCTTAACTGATACTGGCCAAAACCCATATCAAACATACGATAAATCCCGAATTGCTGGATTTGGTGACCTCCAAAACAAAGCAATGACTGGCGCAAGCACAATGGCCCCCGCATCTCAATTAGGTACGGCTACTGGCTTGGCTGGCATGGCTGGCATGGGCGCGTTGGGTACTAACTATCAGGCTGGGCGTTTCTCAGGGGGGCAGTTCGGTAATCGTGCCGCTGAACAGTACATGAACCCCTACATGCAGAATGTGGTGGATGTTCAACAGCGCGAAGCACAACGCCAAGCAGATATTGCTGGCACCCAACGTGGCGCACAAGCAGTCAGATCAGGCGCGTTTGGCGGCTCACGTCAAGCAATTACAGATGCAGAGGCTGCACGCAATCTGGCGCTGCAAAAAGGTGATATCCAAGCTCAGGGTTTGAATCAGTCATTCCAGCAAGCACAAGCACAATTCAACGCCGACCAAGCTCGTCGTATGCAAGCCCAGCAGTTGGGTGAGCAGTCTCGTCAGTATGGCGCTGGCTTGGGTATGCAAGGACTTCAAACTGGTCTGCAAGCAGCCGGTACTCTTGGCCAGTTGGGTGGTCAGCAGTTCCAGCAAGGCATGGACATCAACAAGCTCCAGTCTGCATATGGTGGTATGGAGCAGGCGCAACGCCAGCGCGGTTTAGATATTGCGTATCAGGACTTCCTTAACCAAGAGAATTATCCGTACAAACAGTTGGGCTTCATGTCCGACTTGTTGCGTGGTACTCCAACAGGTTCATCCAGCGTTACCCAGATGTATCAGCCAGAAGGCTCTGCGCTTGGTCAAATTGCTGGCTTGGGTACCGGCATCTATGGCTTGAGCAAGTTCATGGCTGAAGGCGGCGAAGTGAATTCGTATGCTGATGGTGGCGTGACCAGCGAAGGCAACGTTGAGAACATTCTGGCCAAGTTGAGCGATCAACAGCTTGCTGCTGCCCGTGAAGCCGCCATGAACCGACGTGATGTTGGTCAGTTGCAGATGATTGAAGCTGAATTGGCAGAACGTGCCTCCATGCGTAATGGCTTGGGCGCTGGCATCACTGACCAGTACGCTGACCGCTTGATGGAGCAGTATGCCGATGGTGGCATCGTGGCGTTTGCTGATCGTGGGGCCGTGGTTGACCCTGATGAGTTGACCCCTGAAGATTACAACCTACCTACCTTGAGTGGTATCAGAGACTTCCTGACCCCCAAAGCTGCCTTAGAAAACCGCCAACGGTATGAAAAAAGCGTGGCTGAAGAAAAAGCCAAAACCACTACCGCAGCAAAACCACCAACAACATCCACAGCGGGTGCTGGCCGTGGCTCGTATCAAGGGTACAACGCCGCATCGGATATCAAACTGCCAGCAGCCAAAGCTGAGCCCAAAGCCAAACCCAGCGCAGAGTTACCCGCAATCCCAGCGGGAATCAAAGCCGCCGCCGCTGAAAAGGGCTACACAAGCGATGACCTGCTTGCTGAGATCAAAAAAGCCAAAGAGTATTTTGCGTCTGAAAGCGCAGAAGACTTGAAGGGACTTCAAGCCATGATTGACAAACAGTCTGGCAAGTCCAAAGAAATCAAAGAGCAAGCCTTGGGTAAAGCCTTGGCTGAGTTTGGCTTTGCAATGGCCGCAGGTGCTGCGAAGCCCGGTGCCCGGTTCTTGGAGAGTGCCGCAGGTGCGTCCCCAACATTGGCCGCATCCGCCAAGGAAAGCCAAAAGCTCATGCAAGAAGCTGACGCAAACGACGCTCGTATGCAGATGGAGTACACCAAGTACAAGGTTGCGCTTTCCAAAGGCGACACCGCAGCCGCTACACAGTTTGCCAGCAACGTCCGTCAGTTGCAGATGCAACAACAGCAGCTTGAACTCAGGAAGCGGGAACTTGCTCAACAAGGTGCTTACCAACAAGGTTCGTTGGCTGAGGCCCGCGAAGGCCGTAAAGAGAAAGCCCAGCAGTTCAACCAGTTGCTGGGTGTCAAGGGAGCCTCTGCCGCCGCTCAAAGCTCACAAGCACAAGCACGGCTGGCGGGTGTTCGTCGCCAAGCAATTGCGGACTTTGATAACCGTAACGCCCGTAAACAAGCGGAGTTGGTGCAGCAACTTGGCCCAATTCAAGGGCAGTATCAGTACAACCAGTTACGCAACCAGTACATCAATGACGTGATGCAGCAAAATGCGGACTCAGCCGCACCTGTGGCAAGTGGTGGTGCACGCTCTGTGTTTGATTTCCTCCAAGAATAATCATGCCAACAATCATTAAGTTTCCAAAGATCGGGGATGTTTCATTCCCCGATGGGCTATCCCCAGAGCAGTTTCAGTCACTGGTGACAAAGCTTGCGGAAAAATATGATTTCCCAGTTCCAAAGCCTGAAGCAAGTTTGGGCACAATTTTTAAACGTGGGGCCATGCGTTCTTTGGGGGAAACAGGTATCGCTTTGGCCGATACCCTCCCAGCAATGGCTGGCAGTGCGTTGGGGTTTGAAGACTATTCCAAGCAACAAATGGATGAAGCGCAGGCCAGCCGCGAGGCGTTGGAGCGCAAATACCCCACACAGTTCAAGTCGTACACAGAAGTTACCAGTCCATTTGAAGCCGCCCAATACGCCACAGAAACCCTTGGCGAGCTGGTGCCCACTGCGGCAACTGCAATCATTCCCGGTGTTGGCGGCAGCATGGTGGGTAGTCGTATTGCTGGACGTGCGGCGTTAGAAGCTGCAACAAAAGCTGGCCCTCCCACACGTGCGGCCTTGGCTGGAGTTACAAAAGCTGCTGAAGCTGGTGGCCGTGCTGGCATGTACGGCGGTGTGTACTTGGGCTCATACGCCCAGAACGCCCCTGAAATCTTTGAAGGCATCTACCGTGAAACCGGTAAGTTTGAACCCGGCCTTGCTGCCTTGACAGGTGGCTTGAGTGCCGCATTGGACTCAGTAGTGCCCGGTAACGTGCTGGATACGCTCGGGCCTTATGGCAAGTTGAAGGTCATTGAGAAGCTGGCCAAAGAATCCGGTGCCGCACCGAAAGTGTGGAAGTCCATCGCTACAGCCGCTACCAAGTCTGCCGCTACGGAAGGCTTGACTGAATCTACGCAAGAGGCCATCGGTGCCTACGCAGAACAAATTGCGGGCAGCACAAAAGACCTGCTGTCCCCTGAAAACATTCAGCAATATAAAGAAGCGTTCGTCAAGGGCGCAATCGGTGGCGCAGGGTTTGGTGTGCCCACAGGCGTGTCGGAGTACCGCACAGCCAAGAAAGACATTGCCACTACCAAGGAAGCCAAAGAAGCGCTTGATGCGCAAGCACAGGCAGAAGCTGCGGCACAAGCCACACGTGGCCCCACGGCACTTCAACAACAGATTGACAAGCAGTTCCCCAAGGCTGGCCGCACACAAGCGGACATGGAAGCCGCCATCGCAGACAACGAGGCACGCAAAGCCCGTGAGATGGAACTCAATGCCTTGGCTTCGCGCATGGACGAGCAGCGTCCCGGTTCACAGGCGTACGCTGACTTGGAAGCCCAAGTACAGAAAGCCAAAGACGACATTGCCGCCATCGACGCCAAGAAAGCCGCTGAGAGTGCGTTCTCAACTGCCAAGCCAACACCCGGTACGGGCGGCATGTTTGCCCCCGGGGTCGAGAAGGCGCGGACTGAACGTAAGGTCAGCCAAGAGCAAGGTATGCGTGGGTTCGCGTTTGGCGACATGGGGGCAACGAACGCCCCTGCTGACCCAGTGACCGTTGATGTTCTCAAGGCTCTGCGTATCCCAGCCACATCCAAACTGGGCAACTCCCTGCTTGGCGTGGACATGGCAACACCTGATGGTGTGCGCCAATTTATCCAGACAATTGAAGACCCATCCAAAGTGGGCATGACCAACGTTAACGAAGAAAACTACGCCAAAGTTTTGGACAGCCTGTATGCTGATGGCCGTGGCAAAGAAGTTGAAGATGCCCGCGCAGAAATGAAGGCTGAGGTTACTTCCCCTACCAAGGCCAAGCAACAAGCAGCCACCCGTGCGTTTGCATTTGGAGATCAAAATGTTGCAGAACCTGTCACCGACACAAGTGGAGGAGGCACTGGCGTGGTTAGCGAACCCGTTGCAGGAGCCACCACCGAAACCCCTGCAACATCTGAACGAGATGGAGTGGTTCCTGCTGAGCAGAATGCTGGAGAGCTTGCTGTCGGAGAAGGACAGCCAGCCGTTGCAGTAAGCGAGGTATCTAATGAAGCTGCTCCTGTTGTCACTGCTCCTGTTGCTCCTGCCGCTCCCGTGGTTGCTAAAGGACGAAAGAAGGCTCCTCGTACGGCTACTGAAATTGCCGTTGCCGAAGAAGGTAAAGCACCGACTGTTGCTACGTTTGCTCAAGATTTAGCCGTTGCTCAAGAGAAGCTGGGCAAGAAGGGCAAGCTGACCCAAGAGGAAAAAGATGCCAAGGCGTACTTTGGCAAAGTTCTCCCTGAGCTGGCGTTGAAATCAATTGCCAACGACTTGGTGTATCAGCCTACTGCGTACCGTAATTCCAAAATGACCTCGCTGAAAGGCGAGCCAGAGATGATGTTCGGCACCAAAGCCGAAGCCGAATTTTTTAAAGGACAAGGTGGCATTCATGCGAAAAGAGCTGCTGATTGGGTTCGTGCAAACATGTCAAAAGAAGCTGTCAGCTTCTTGGACAAGCACATTAACCTTTATGAAAAAGAAAACCGCAGAAGCCAAACTGCGACTGCAAAGCTGGAAAAACAGCAAAAAGTAAAGAAGGCCACCAAAGAGCAGGTCAAGACCGAAAAGCAGGCGGCTAAAAAAGCCTCCCTGCAACAAGTCATTGACGACGTGTACTTTGGCGAAGCAACTGATGATGCGTTTGATGGCATCGTGAATGATGGTCGTAACCGATACGATGCGTCCCCAGAGACTGCCGCACTGCACACTGAGGCACATCCTGCGGTTCTTGAACTCTTGGCGCGGGGTGATCTGGTTGGTGCCTTGGATGCTTTGGCTGACAGCCCCTCATCGGAGTTTGCAGGCAAGATTGCTGGTGTGTTGTCCAAGCTCATGGGCGATGTAAAGCTGGTGTATGGCGCAGAGAAAGCCCAGTACGACCCAGAGACCAACACAATCTACCTGCCAACAAACGCCACCGAGTATGAAATCCTGCACGAAGCAGCTCATGCTGGCCTGTCCCACATCATTGCCAACCCTTCACATCCTGTAACTCGCCAGTTACAGCAGATTTTTGATGGCGTGAAGGCAGACATTGACGGTGCGTACGGCGCGACAGACTTACAGGAGTTTGTGGCTGAGTTTTGGAGTAACGATTCATTCCGCACGCAGCTTAGCGAGAAGTACGCTCCCGGCAACAAGTTGTCCGTTTGGGACAAGATCATGAACGTCATCCGTCGGGCGTTGGGCTTCCAACCTAAAACATCTGAGAGCGTGACAGATACGATTGACCGGTTACTCAATGAGATAGTGAGTGTGCCCCCTGACCAACGCACAGGCAACACCCTGTACGCTCAATCAATCAAGAACCCCGGAGTTGTGGACGCAATCTTCAAGGGCACTGACTACATCATCAACAACCAACCATTGGTGACCCCCGAGCGAGCCGCTGAAATCCTTGGCGGCTTGGAGAAAACTGGGCTGTCCCTCCGTGCGTTCTCCCAGCGGTTTTTGAACCTGTCGGCCTTGGGCCAAGTGGGTGCCAAGCTGGTTGGCAACGCATCCGTTGAGTTTGCTGATACGGTGAATGAGATGGCTGGGTACTACCAGAACCTGTCCGCCAAGCTCCAACCGTTGAAAGAACGCCTGCAAGAGTTCTCCCAAACCCAAAACTATGACTTCTGGTGTGATTTGGTGAACGACTCCACACTGGAGGACGTGAACCCTGCCGCCCCACGCAGTAAATACACAGGCAGTCCTGAGAAATTGGCCGCATGGGATGACCTGAACAAGCGGTACAACAAGTTGTCTGAGACCGAGAAGAAGCTGTACAACGACCACTTCGCCTCATTCAAGGTGCTGTTCAAAGAGTTGAAAGACTCCATCCGTACCCACATGGATGCCACCTTTGAAGACAAAGCTCAGGCGATGACTGCGTACCAGAAGATCATCGACCAGATCACCAAGATGGGCATCGACCACTATTCGCCGCTGTTCCGTTCTGGTGAGTACTGGATGCAGTACGTGGATAAAACCACAAACGAAACCGTGCAACGTTTGTTTGACACCCAAGCTGATCGCCGCAGGGCAAAAGCCGAAGCGGAAGCCGCAGGTCATACTGGCATTGAAGAATACTCCCGTGTGGAGAGCATGAAGCCCCGCAACGTTCCACGTGGAACCGTGGCCGCACAGATCGTCAAAATCATGAAGGACGGCGGCGCAGAAGACACCGCAGTTGAGAAGTTCCTTGAGCTGATCGTGAGTGCCCTGCCAGAGACCAGTCTGTTGAAGTCATTCCAAACCCGTAAGGGTACACCCGGATATGAGCGTGATGTGGCCAAAGGCTTTGCCAGCGTGACTGATCGCACGGCACGTCAACTCTCCCGGATGCGGTACAACGAGCCCCTGCAAAAACTTTTGGACGAAGTGAAAGAAAAGGGCGCTGAGCTGCGCGGAGATGACGCCGTACGTGCCAAGGAGTTGTGGCAAGAGTTGGAGAGCCGCCGTGAGTTTGCAATGAACCCCACGTTTGCTGGCTGGGCACGGTTGGCCAGTTCCAGTGCGTTCTATTTCAACTTGGCTGGTAACGTCTCATCCGCAGTGGTCAACACCACCTCAGTGCCTTTGATCGTTCTTCCACAGTTGGGGGGCACTTACGGCTTCGCCAACGCGGGCCGTGCAATTTTGGCGGCTACCAAGTTGTTTGGGGGGAGTGGTATCACCCGTAAGGTTGTGGACATCAACGGGCAAGAAGTTGAGCAACGTGGGTTTGTCAGTGTGGGCATGTCCGTTGAGAACTTGATTGGGAACGGCAAGTTGCCGCAGTACAAAGACCTGTTTGGTCGCCTTGACAAACTTGGCCTGTTGGTGGAGTCGATGGCGCATGAAGCCCTTGACCCAAAAAGCACCGAGGGTGTTGCCGAAAAGGTTGCGATTTTGTCAGCCTCCATGTTCCACCAAGCCGAACGCTACAACCGTGAGGTCACGGCGATTGCCGCATATGAGTTGGAAATGGCCAAGAGCGGCAACAAGGAACAAGCCATTGAAAAGGCCATCCGTCTGGTGGAGTTTGCACACGGTGCGGGTCACACTGAATCCGGGCCAAGCATTGGTCAGTCAGACATAGGCAAAGTTCTTACCGTGTTCAAGCGGTTTAGCTTCACCATGTACTACATGTTGTTCAATACCATAAAGCGTTCGCTGCCCGTTGAAGGCGCGACAGGTAAAGAACTTGAGGAAATCTACGCCGCACGTAGGCAGTTGGCTGGTATTTACTTCATAGGGGCGCTGTTTTCTGGCGTCAAGGGTTTACCCTTGTATTGGATTGCCGAAGCCGCATACAACGCAACCACCGATGATGACGAAGAAGACTTTGATTCTGTGATGCGCAGATACTTGGGTGAGATGGCGTTCAAAGGCCCAGTCAATTACATCACCAACCTTGGTATTGCTGACCGTGTGGGCTGGACGGACTTGATCTACCGTGAAAACAAAACCGATAAAGCAGATGCCAGCGCCCTGAGCGGCATTGTGGAGGCAGTGCTTGGTGCGCCGTACGCCATCGTCAACAACTTCTTCCGTGCCAAAGAACTGATTGCAGACGGACATATAGAGCGCGGCATTGAGGCCATGCTGCCTATCGCCATCCGCAACGTGTTCAAGGGTGTGCGTTACGCCACCGAAGGTGTGAATACACTACGTGGTGACCCAGTGATGGGTGAAGTCAACGGTTACAACGCCGCCATGCAGGTGCTGGGCTTTGCCCCTGCTGACTTGCTGGCTCAATACGAGACCAACGCATACGCCAAGAAAATGGGTGACGAAATCCGCAAACAAGAGAAGTCCCTGCTCAAGAAATACTACGTGGCACAACGTGAGGGCGACTATGAACGCGCCAATGAGCTTGAGGACAAACTGTATGCGCTGGGTGAAAAGTACCCTGAGCTTGGCATCACTGGCAAGACCCTGACTGCCTCAGTCAAGGCGCGGGACAAAATCTCTGAGGAGATGTACCACGGGGTTCAGTTGGACAAGAAGCTACGCCCCCGCATTGAGGAAGCCATCAAGGAATTTGAGTAGCGAAAAAAACCCCCGGTGTTTAGCCGGGGGGTCTAGGAGTAGCAACGCAAAGGAGAGAGGAGATCAGTTGCTAGGCGAACTCTAGCACAAGATCAATTTACCCGCCAGAACCTCACACCTTGCGTATCACGCTCTAGACAAAAACGAAACTTGATTTTCATGTTTCTTGCGTGAGCCGCCCTTTGTATATCCTTTGCCAACGTGTCAGGTGTTAGCGTTGGGATATAAAAAGAGCTTCCCACTATAAACTTGTGCCATTCAATAACTACTGGCACACCGCTATTGTAAATCGTCATCAGATGGTGAAGGTAATGGCGCACTATCTTCGGGGTCAAGCACTGTTGCTTTTGCGCAATCAACGACCAGTGCACTCACTGCTGGTGTGGACATATCAGAGCCCCGAGACATGGACTTCTTCATTACGCCCAATCCGGCACCCATGCTGTGAAGGTCATCCGTCAACGCTTTGTAGGACACTTGGTTCTCACTGCACCACTCCCGCAGTGCCTTGACGCTGATGAACAGGTGCTTGGTGTCTGGTTCAAACCGAGTAATCAGTTCCCCACGGGGTTCCCGCACTGGCGTTTCAAACAGTCCTGAGCGTTTGTCGGACGTGCTTTTCACAATCAACATATTGTTGTTGTGGGCGTTCAAGAACAGGCCCAGTTGGGCAAGAGGGCCAGCCACACCGGGACGTACCTCAACACGCATGGAGCCAATCGTCTTGACCGCCCAGTTGTAAACCTCGGCCACGTCAATGTCGTGCAGACCCAGTTTCTTGGTGATGAGCCCTGCGGTAATCGCACATGCGGCTGTGGCAGACCAGAACCGCTCACGCTGTGTAATCCCTGCCGCCTTGTCAAACTTACGCTGGATTTTGCCCAGCATGTTGATGACCTCTGGCAAGTTTGTCAGCACGTAACGCATGAACACGTCACCAGCTACGCCATAGTTTTCGTACATGCCGTTGAACGCTTCGTCAGACTCAGCCTTGGACATGCTGTCGTTCTTGGAGACGTTGAACTCCAGTATCCGCATCAGTTCACCCTCTGGAAAGTCCTTGAGGTTGAATAACTGGTCGTATAAGCTCTTGTTACCTGATGTAATTGCGATCAACGCCCAGCGCAGGGTGTTGCTCCGCTCAGCATTGGTTTGGGATTGCATACGGTTGCGCCCCCGCCCGTGCGTAATGCTGTACGCCATGTTGCTGACTTCTTCATCAGCCATGTTGGTCAACTCGTCAATGGTTGCTGGCAGGTTGCCAAGCACAGACACACGGTGCATCCGTGCCAGATACTTGTCCTCCTGATTCAGCAGGGTCTCCACTGGACGCCCCCAGATGCTGTTGACCATGTACTGGATGGTCGTCTTACCCACACCAGAACCGTTGTTGGTCAGGTGGATGATTGCGCCGCTGAGTTTGGTGAACTTGAACAGTGCAGACCCGAACCCTGCAAACAGGGTGAACGCCCGAACCTCATTGCCTTTCTTGGCGTAGTTGTTGGCCACTTTTGACCACTCGCTGACACTGCCCTTTTTCTGGTACATGGTGGACAGCTCGGCAGTTGCCGTTGATGACGGGCTGTAATTGACACCCGCCGCCGTGATCTCACGGTTGCCCACGATGAACTTGGTGTCGTTGTCACACCAGCCAAATTGTTGCCGTGCCTTTTCAGCCTCAGATACTTGTTGCAATTCGCTCACCCACCTAGTTACATACGCCATGATGTTGTCCAGTTTTTTGTTGTACGCAGTCACGCCCTGATATGCCAGCACCTCACGGAATTTATCCTTGGACAGCACACTCGCCAGTGGCGCAGAGAATTCACGTATGCCGTCCTTGGGCATATGCAAGCGCATCCAAAGCGACTCACCAGCATCAGGGTCGGTCAAACGTTTGACCACGTAGAAGTCATACTCATATACAAGAATGTCGCGGTCTTCGTCGTCATCCTCATCATCTTTTTTCTTTGGTTTGTCTGAGGGGATGCCCTTGCGGTACACGCCACCGTTCTTGCCACGGAAATATGGGAACGGGTATGAGGGGATTTCAACTGTGATTTCTTCCTCAAGCGTGGCGTTGCGCATCACCACAATGTTGTCTTCTGCGGTAGCCGCCGCAATCTGTGCACCAATCTGAATTGGTGAAGTAATCTTGCCTTTGTTGGGGCAGTCAGCACACAACTCTGGGTTCAGTCCAGAAAACGTTGCGCATTTGTAGGGCTTGCCAATCAGGGCATCTGCCTTCTGCTTGGTGTCTCTGGGGTCATACTCCTCATGAGCATGAGAAATTTTGTGGATGGCCAATTCACCATCTTCACAGTTTGCCGCGATGGAAAGACCAGCTCTCCACAGAGGCTCTTCAATTTCGCTCTGGTTGCGATAGATATGCACAAGCTGTGCGCACCCTTTGCCATCTGCGCTTTTGCGCATGATCGTGCCAAACCTTGACACACTGTTGCCCATCAAGGCGCGGGTGGTGGCATCTATTGGCTGGCGGTGTACAGGTGCGGCAAATGGCAGGGCTGGGTCTACTTCCTCAGTACCTGCACCGATGATCGCTTGGAACTTTTCAAATGCAACAGGTTGTGACGTGACCAGTACATCCACCGGCTTGGGAGGGCTGTCCTTGTAATTCAAGGTTTCAGGGATACGAAGTATCCGTGCCGCATCCGCAGTAACGGCTGGGTCAGCATGTAGGTTGTATGCCGAACAGAACTTCTTGAACGCTTCGGCTGTTGGCTTCCAGTCGTTGTAGAAGATTGCTTCGGTCAATGCCCAGTACACGTGTATACCGCGCCCTGAGTTGACCAGTATGGGTCTTGGAAGTCCAGTGTCCTTTACAAACTGCCGTAGTGCGTCGATTGCTTCTGCTTGGGTGGCGTATGGTTTTGATTCTCCGCAATCAAGGTCAAGCCAGAAAGCCTTGAACCATTTTGCGTTTTGTGCTGTACGCCCTTCATTGGCGTTCAGATATTTGGCACATCCGAAGTACGCATCGTACCCCTGTGCAATCAACCCATCCACTACCCCATCAATTTCTTCAACTGTCTCTACAAACGTTTGTTTTGGTGCACCTTTCTTCAACCCAACCACACAATAAATGCCGTCGTCGGCAAGTACTGCGGAAAGAAAGGGAATCCGTGATGTCATTATTCGCTCTGGTGATGAACATTACCTGCTGGCGACAGGCAATGGTCAGGTTTGGGTTTCTTTAAGTTTTTTGGTGATCTCAATGATCTTCAAGCGCATATCTGGGTGGGGCGTGGCTCTGCCCAAAAACCACATATACACGGCCTGTCGTGAAACCCCAAGGTACTCAGCAACGTGCGGTACGGGGATATCCTTGTCAATGCAAACACGCCCTAACCGCACACCAACATGTGACTGATCGGCTTGCCTGTTTGACGTGGCAAATTTCTTTGAATAGCCTCTGTTGTTCATAGTGTTAGGTGGGAGGAGTTGTGGTTTACTACCGTCTTGCTACCGTGAAGTTTCCGGTCATCACGGCTTCCCGCTTCTGGCAAGGTTGGCGATCAAGCTAAACCCGGGTTGCCCCAACGAGCGCACAACCCCTCCCGAACTCCTTACTCTGCCCAGTCGTCCAGAATGTCGGCCACATCTTTGGGTGCGGCTTTCTTGGCTCGTTTGGTTGGCTCAGCCGCTGGCGCTTCAGGCGCTTCTGATTCTTCTGCCTCTGCTTTGGGGGCAGGTGGGGCTACGGCCTTGGGCTTTGCGCCATCCAAGGTTGCAGGGTTGTTGGCGATGGCAGTCTTGGCTTCTGCTGACTGGCCTTTTTCTTGTGCCAGTGCCATCTCATCCGCTTCCAAAGGACGCACGGCTTTGAACGTCAGCTTGGGTGTTGCGCTTGCGGTATCGAAACGCATCTCGGTCACGATGGCTGTGATTGGCAAACCATGACTGCCCAAGAACTTAGCGTAAGCCTGCAAGGGCATCTTGCCGTTCTCAACGTTGCCAAAAATTGACTGCGCAGGGAGGGTCAGTTGGTACACGTCACCTTTGAGATCGTTCTCAAGGGTAACTGCCAGTCGTTGGCTGAAACGGCAAGCACGACCTTTGCCCTGTTCAGCAGAGCCTGCGATGTTTTGTGGGCAGGAAGCACATTTACCTGATTGTGGTTCGCTGACTTTGGTGTCTGGGGAGACTCCATCGTTTGACCAGCAAGTAGGGGCGAGGATTTGTCCTTCAACATAAGTTTCTGCATAGTAGCTACGGGATACATGGGCGTTGGCCGCAACGATAACGATGTTCATTGCACGGTCTTCATTCTGTGCAATTTCTTTACCGTCAACGATCATGCGGAACACGCCGCCTTTGATTGAGATACGCTTGCCGCCACCGCCGCCAGAACCCATCAGGGCTTTCGTGGTTTCATCAAGCTCAAGGTTGCGCAGGTGCGCGGGAAGGGTATTGCCACCTTTAGAAAACAGGGTCATTTCACTCATTTGGTTTCTCCTTTGATAAATTTGTAAATTTGTTTTGCCAGTTTCACAAGGTCACCATCGTCAAAAGCGGTGTCTTGAAAAGCTCTAATAGCTAATTGCATGGCGTTTAACCGCAGTTCTTCATCACTCATTTGGTTTCTCCTGTGGTTTGGTGTTGGTCATGGCTTCAAGGTCAGCACGTTTGATACGTACCTTTGTGCCCACTTTGAAATGCGGGATTTGACCCGCACGAATCATCACGTATACCGTTTGACGGGAGACACGCAAATAATTTGCCACCTCCTGCACGGTCAGGGTTTCAGTTTCCACTTGCGTTTCTCCTTATAGTCACTGAGTACTTTGAATCGACATTCATGCCGGGCGGCATCATGTCGGGGTTTTCATCCAGCAGTTGTTTCATGGTGGACTGGCTCACACGCTTTTCCAGAAGGTCAGGCATTTGATGTTCCAAAACGAATTTGTGCATGGATGCCCAATCACTTGTCCAGTAACGGGTTTTGACACCACGAATCACAGTACCGTGCTTGGTTTTAATGTTGTCAGCGCCGATGGTTTTGCACAGGTCAAGCAACTTGCCCTCCACAACTTCCATCTGTTCTTTGACACCACTATCTGCGGTCTCATACTCTTTTAAAAGTTCAGACCTTTTGTCGCGCATCTTGATGTAGACGGCGACGAGTTTATCTACCGATACTTCTTCGGTCATTGCTCTCTCCTTTTGCTTTTATGAGGTGATGATACAGCTAAATTTTACAATGTCAAGAGTTGTCATCTCAGTATTTCCCCGTATAGGTCGATGATCTTGTGGTGAATGTCAACCTTGTTGTTAAGCATGGAATACATTCGTTTCTCGACACCACTTCCTTGTAAGTGCACAACGGTGGTTGGGTTCTTTTGTCCTGCCCTGTGCACCCGTGCATTGCATTGCAAATATGTCTCTACGGACATTACTGGGCTCCAATAAACAATCGTGTTGGCGGCATGGAGCGTGACCCCATGTGACGCCGCTTGCGGCTGAATGACCAGCACTTGTGGGCTGTTGGTCGTTTGGAACCTCTCAAAAATTTCCGAGCGTTTACCCGCTGGCACACCCCCGTGGATGGTTGCCGTTGCGTAGCCATGCTTCTTCAAATCCTCAGCCACAACTTCAATGGCATGTCTGTACGGAACAAACACCAAGACCTTGTGGCTTGACTCCTCCACTACCTCACGCAACACCGCCAATCGGTTGCTTGCGTCAAACTGAACTACTTCACCTGTGTCTGAATACACTGCGCCGCCTGATAACTGCAAGAGCTTGTTCAGGTTTGCCGCCGCATTGACTGTGGTGATCTCCTCTCCTGCCGCTTGGACAATCAGTTGCCTACGTAGCAACTCATAGTATTTCTCCTGCTGTGGGCTCAAGGGCACATCTCGCACAACATACGTCATCTCCGGTAGGTCGAGACACTGTTCCTTCGTGTAACGTATTGCAGGTTGGAGGGCACGGAACACTGTACTGTTCGCGTCTGGTTTGGGCACCCACTTGAACTGCGTGACCTTGTTCATGACCTGATCTCGAAAGCCACCAAAGAATCTTGGTACGCCATCAGGGTTCACCAGCTTGGCGATGCCATACGCATCTACGGGGGACTGTGAGGCAGGTGTGCCCGTGAGCATCCACAACCACGTGCTTGGTGTGACGAGCTTGTTCAAAACTTTCCAGCGTTTGGTCTGTGGGTTCTTGTATGCGTTGGCCTCGTCAATCACAATCAAATCAAAGCCACCGTTGGCAACGGCCTCCGACACGATCTCCACACCGTCATAGTTGATGACCACAAACTCAGCGTCACCCCCAATGATCTCCCTGCGTTTCTCTGGCTTGCCGTACGCCACATCCACCCTGCGGTGCATAGCAAATTTGAACAAGTCATTACGCCATGCTGAATCCATGATGGACAGTGGGCAGATGACCAGCACACGTTTGACGAAGCCGTGAGTAATCAGGTAGTCAGCCGCCCAAATCACACTGGCAGTTTTTCCTGTGCCCTGTTCGTTGAAGCAAAACGCCCTGCGGTGTAGGGTGAGGAACGAGGAAGTTGTTTTCTGGTGGTCAAACGGCTTGAATAAACCCGGCCATTTGTATGCGCCGTTGATGGGTGACGGCACTGTGATCTTGAGGTTCTTCAAGACAATCGTTTCTTCCAGCCCCCAGTTGACAAGCACACTCGCTGTCGTGCCATCGTCCTCAATGACTTTGCTCTTTGGTATCACTGTGGTGATACGGTCTGGGTCACGTACCTTGAGTAGCACTGCCCTGTTGTCGATGATCTCCATTTACTCTCCAATATCGTTGCACTCCAAACATGCTGTCTGGAGGGTAGGTCACCCGTATCGTGGGTGGGACGGTCAGTTCCCAGTGTGAAAGGGGGGTGCACCGTGCTGACTGGTGTGGTTATTCTTCATGAGGGGGAGAAAATCAAAAAACTCCACCCGTGCCGCTTATCACTCACACCTTACTTCTGCGGCACTATGCAAGATTACTTCTTTTTGCGCTCCTTGGTGCTTGTTTCTGACACCACCTTGTGGTTCGCACCGCGCTTAAATGATCTGTTTGCTGAGGGTGATTGAAGCGTCACCCCCTGCTTGTTACTGCCGCCCTTGCTCAACGCAACACGATGTGAAACGTCTTTGCCTTCACGTACGTCTGCTTCACCATTGCCATTGCGGTCAGGCATTTTCTTGTCCAAGGCTCTACGCGCACGTTGACGCTCCATACGGGCTTCATGCGCTCCGGCACGTTTCTTTTCTACTTCCCATTCACGCTTGGGGTTGCGGTCTGCTTTGTTCTTATACGGCATTACACGTTCCTTCCATTGTGATGACAATCTACCACTGGGCACCATGCTTTACAAGAGAAATTCTTCTTGGGGTTGAACACACCTGTGCTGTACGCTGTATCACGAGCCACCAGTGTGCCATCAAGTTCTGAAAAGATGTTGAGGCCAGTCTCAGCCTTGTAATCCATCTTGATGAATTCTTTGGACACCACAAAAAGCAGTCCAGATTTTACTTTGGTAATTTCAGGGAAGTGCAAGAACACACAAGCTGACATAAGAGCGAGCTGTTTCAAATCAGCATACTTTGCGTTCTTGCCTGTCTTGTAGTCCACCACACGGGCTTCGCCCTTCTCACGGTCAATGATGAGCAAGTCAGCCACGCCCCGATACCAAACTTCCTTGTCAAAGAAGTCGCAGGGTACAAGCCGCCCGTCCACCTTCTTCAACCCCATTTTCTGCTCCACCAACTTCTCACCAGATATGGATTTGAGCTTGTCCAGCATTGGGATGATGTACGCATACTTCTCAGGGATTGGCGTACCCGCATGGACGTAGTTCTCAGCCGCCAAGTGCAGGTCTTTGCCGTACATCATGGCATCGCTTTCAGGCTCCTTGATATCCTTGACCACACGCAGGTGGTAGTACTTCTTGGGGCACTGGTCAAACATCGTGATGCTGGAGTAACTCCATGCAGGTGCTTTTGTCATTAAACGCTTTCAACAGTCTCCGTAGTTCTCTCCATACCCCGCCTCACAGTTCAGCGGAATACCCTTTGCCCACTCAGGCACTTGTCGCATACAGTCCATCACGAACGCCATTGCTTCTTCGGCTTCTTCTTTTGGCGCAACACATGCCACAGCATCGTGAACAGTAAGCACGACACGGTATCTCTTGGCAATCTTCAACATCTGTTCGCCAATGATGATACGTGCCAAGCCCTGACAAATGTTCTCTGTCAACTTGCCTCCGTACAACTTCACGGCTCCCTTGCGGGAGTCGTAAATATACTGCTGTTTGCCGTCTTTGTCTAAAACTTTTTTGAGGTTTGGGTACCGTTGGTACATGCCGTTGGGCATGAGGATGCCATCTGCACCAATCTGCACCACACCGTTGCCCCACGTGGCAGTACGTCCCTTGGACATGGCTTCGATGGCCAGCCCACCTGACTTCCAAACTGCGGGTATCCACGGGTATGTATCACGGTACACCTTTATGATGTGGGCGGCTTCCTCAAGGGAAATAGTTGTGTTAAAAGCCTTGAGTTGAGCTTGAAACTTTGCCGCACCCATGCCGTACCCTGCCCCAAGAATCGTGGTCTTGCCCACAAACCGTTCAGGATTTTCCTTGGTGTCTAAAACTTCTTCAACCGACTTGTTGTAGATTTGTGCCGCCATAAGTTTGTAGGGGTCAAACTTCATGTCTTTCTTCTTCACCCCTGCCGCAATCTCAGCGTTGTTCTTTTCAAAGACTTCAATCAAGTCTTCCTGACCTGCAAACCATGCCAGCACCCGCGCTTCAATTTGGGATGAGTCACAGTCAATGATGACGTGCCCCTCGGGTGCAAGGATGGCGCTCTTGAGCTTGCCTGCGTTCTCACCACGTGACGGGAAGTTTTGGAAGTTCAGTTTGTCTGCACCACCCCACCGTCCTGTGTGGGCGGCGTAGTAAGAGAGGGGAACAGGTATCAGTCCTCGCCCCGCAATCCCAATCAACCGTTCGGTTCGCGTTTCCTCCAGCGTGGTCTTGTTGCCAAGCCGTGCGGCTACCAGCGTTTGTACACGCACGTCAGGATGTTCAGCCAAAGCCTTGAATCCCTCGTCGCTCTTAGCCAGTGCAAGCGTCTCTTTACCCGTTGTGGGGCTGATCTTGGTTGGCGGCTCAACCCCCAAGCCCTTGAGCAGTTCTGCAAACTTGTTGTTGGACATGAGATTCTCAAGGTTGGCCCCGGCGGCCTCAAGAAGTTTTGCCTTGCTATCACGTACTTCCACAAGATGTTTAGAAAGCTGATCCGGGTCAA